GTTATATATATACGGCAGCAAGGCGCTATAAACGTTGGTATATAAAGGATAGTGAGAGTTTTTCAAGGTGTAAAAAAATAGTATAATAAACGGTAGCATAAAATTATATGGTATGTGATTATATGTGAGATCGTTATATAGATCGTTATTGTATGGATATATAAAGCGTGCACATAATGCAATGATAACAAGGATATAATAGTAGTGGCGTTGTGTGCGGTTATGGTTATGTATAGTATTATGGTTAGTGTTATGTGCATATGTATATATGAGATCGTTACAAGTATGTTGGTTAGTAGTATGATAATGTTATATGTAAGATCGTACAATATGATATAAGTATGTATGATACATGTTAATGATTAGTGTTATGTTGGTGTGCATGTATGGTTATGGTTATATGGTTAGTGCTATGCAAGTATGATATATGATAGATCGTTATATGATAGATCGTTATGTTAGTGTTAATGTATGATAGTTAGTGTTAAAATTGAAAAATGCAAAAAAGCTGCAAAAACGTAAAAATGAATTTTTAGGTTATGCCTAAAAATAAAGTTATGTAAGATAGGTGTAAAATGTGAGGTAGTAGTAAGATAAGTTTGAGCGGTGAAAATAAAATTATATGGATGGATTGGATGGATTGGATGGATTGGATGGATTGGATGGATTGGATGGAATAAAATTGATAAAGTATAAAATGGTAACATGGTATAATGTATTAGAATAAACTTATATATAATTAAAGTTTACGTTATCTAGATTTGAAGTCTAGGTGTAGTGTAATTGTGTACTAGCTATAATATCACACAATTTTTTTATGATTATTATAACTTAAAATTTATCGTTTTTAGATCGTCAATAATTTACATAATTTATCATTTTTTAAAGATTCTAAAATAGCCCCGTTTTTAGTCGCTAAAATGTCAGAAAAATATCCAATATTAAAAAGGTGTCCATAATATTATTTATAGACAACAACGGGGGATATTTAAATTCAAAAAAGACAAAAATTTTTTGCAATTTTCCAGGTAGTAGCTCATTCACCACACCACAATTTCATTCCCATTTCCCTGATCGCCACAATATCATTTTCCTACTCTCCACTAATCTTCCATCTACTTCTACTCATTCCCAATGCTGCTCATCCACTACTCAATTCCCACTCATCCTATTCTTCTTCCCTGATCTCGTCACAAAATATCTCAATTTACCACAATTTCCTTTCCCTTCATTTCTTTTATCACTACTCATCTCCATTCTTCCAGTCTTCTTCCTCTACCTATATCTACTTCATCCACTTCATCAAATATAGCAACTATCGCAGCTGAATTACCTATACTTAATTTACTTTGCACCAGAACTCTTTCATATCACCATTCAACTCGCCATAAATTTATCTCTCCCACCACACTTCCCATAATCTCATCTAATATCTCTCATCACCACACCTACTGTACACGCCCCCTACATTTACTCTAATGACCTCACCTTAATCCTACTATGCTTGTATATCTGAATTTGCTCTAGAAATATTTCTCCTAAAATATATTTTCCAACTCCTGAACATGATTCCTAAACAGATTTATTCACTATTTCACTTTCATATTATGTAAATTTTCAATCTACTATTATCCCCACTACCTTGCTATTTATCACTATTCCCATTTCCAACCTATCTCACTCTTTTCATTCCACTCTACAAATGGCTCTAAATCAACATGAAAGCCAATTTTGTTACATTTCATCTCAATATTCTTAAATATCTATAAGTTTTACTCTTACAATTTACACAATTTAATTTATAATGTTTTTTCAAATTTACCCAAATTTACTCTGTATTACATAAAATTATTTACCTTTTATGTAAGCAATGTTCCACAGAAAATCACTCAAAATCGGCAACGAGAGATATTCACATATAATGTACCAAACTCTTAATATTTTCCATTTTATTCTGCATTTTAAAACGCAACGATAGAAGCCCCTATTTTAGCCTGTGGAACACACTAAATTTTACCCTTCTATTTTAAACACAAAATTTTATTGTACCAAAACATACTCTTAACTCCTATTCTATGCATACTCCTTCGTTACGTTTTTCTACTTAATCTTAGAAATACGCTCTGGACACCATTTCATTGCTATCAAACTATCAATATTTCACGGTTTTTCTATAAAAATATATTCAAATATAAACTGTACTATTTCATGAGCGCAGCCAATCTCTATTCTACACGAACTAAACTTCTATAATTTTACCCAAAATAAAAAGACCTCACATAACGTGAAGTCCCATTTCATCGATGTTCTATCGTTGCCTTTATCATAATTTCATCTGTTTATATCCTAAAGATAAACTCTAATATTACACCTATCACTAAGAATACTTCGCAAATTGCTGTGATCAAAGCATAGGCTAAAGGTGGCACTAACATACACATTACGATTAAGAATTCTACTATCCAAAACATGTTATCTCTTCTTTCTTATTTACCAGAAATGTCATGCCACAATAATTTAAGAAATTTCCAAATTAACCAGAATATGATACATACTAAAGCAATCAGATATCCCAGAAATGGCGCTATCAGCATTAAAACTACATATACTACTCCGATTACAAAGAATAATATCAGCAACCCGAAACAACTCATATATCTACGTCATTTCCTTTCTACTCATTATCTAATTCTTTAACAGTATGACCTTCATCCAACCATTTCATAATGTTTCTGGTAAACCATACAACTCCTTTTGATGTAACATAGGTCTTTTTATAAATATGTGTTTCTCCATAGCTATCAACCCTAGTTTTATCTTGAGAAGCCAGATAACCACGATTCTTCATATCTTGACTTGGTTGATTCCATTTATTACCTTTAAGAAGATAATGATTCATTCGCATCCAAGCCATAATCTTATTCTTCCCCATATTGTATCCTGCATTAGTCAAATTATGTGCAATATCTTGCATTTCATTTTTATCTTTTTTGTTCACAACAACTTTTGTCGTATATTCTACAATTGGTTTGTCATGCTCAATAATCTTTTGTTGTTCTTCATTTTTATGTTGTAAAGCAATCTTCTCTTTAGTTTCTACAATCCATGCCTCTGCACGTTTAATCGGGTCTTTAATCAGATATGAATCTTGTTTTACAATTTCTTTAACTGTAAAATACGTATCCTCCAAGGTATCAAATACATTCCACGCTTGATCACTATCCAAAATTTTAGCATGACGACTAGCTCCACGTTCTGTCCATAAATATAATGAACTTGCAAACTTATTTATAGGCAATCCCTTCAAAGAGTATTGGCTCTTGAACTCCTTTAATGATGCGCCTTTAAGAAGATAGTAATGTTTGCCCTCCACAAATCTGTCTTCATTACGTTTAAAGTTATCTGCAATTCTTCTTGTCTCTGTTCCATAAAAATCTGCCAATTGTTCCGATGTTAAAATCAAATCACCATTGTATTCTACTTGTTCCAATTCATTAATATTCATTATAAATCTACCTCCGTTTTCCATGAATCTTCTTGTTTTAAACTATTTCCCATTGTTTTAAATATATTTGATACTGGTTCACCATTGCTTGATAAAGTGCCGTGATCACGCTCTGCTAATTTAAAATACATATCACTTAACTGTAGACGGGCTTCGTTGTATTTTTCTTGCCAAGCTAAAAACTCTTCTTGCCATAATTTAATCATTCTTCTATCTTTAATCTTCGTAATAAACTTGAATCGATTAGATTCTATTTTGCTATTAAGATCCTCTATTTTATCATTCGCCAATCTCATCTGACGAGCTGTAAGGTTATATCTTTTTCTGATATTGTCAAACAAAGAAAGCATTTCATTCTCACTTTGTGTTGCATCTGGATAATAAATATTTATCATTTTGCATGTCTCTCCTATTTAATTACGTCGTTTCTTTTCTACTTAGTAACTACTTAATCTACTGCTTTGCCAACCATGCTATTCCTTGATTATCTTTCTTAGAATCTTTTTCTTCTAACGCCTTATAATATTCAATGAATTGATCTTGTACTTCTTTCGGTGCATTCTCCATTGATTCAGCTGTAATAATTGACAATGCTCTACCTATAACATCTTTGTCATACTTCTCATACCCAAATTTCTTTAATGTCCTAGCCAAATTCTTTACATGAGAAGAGATTTGAATACTTATTAGATGTTCATCATTCTGCATTGCTCCTGCTACCCTTTTACCAAAGTCGTTAATCGAAGCATAACTCTGAATAATATATTGATTCCTGGTCTTCATAAATTTTACCTCCTGTTTGCTTATGTCTATTACACTATCACAACTATTTATCAGCGTCAATAGGTTTCTATTAAGTTTTTTATTTAAAATACACTGCAATAATACTGTATTTTCTACTTTGCCTAAAAATCAATGTTTTTAAGCATATTTTGCTCTATTTTAGCTAAATTTCACCAAATTTCGTCTGTTTTTGTCTAATTTTATACTATTTTTGCCTTATTTTGACCCAATTTTAGCCTACTTAAATAAGCCCTTATTTTGCTCTAAACAGCCATACTACTCCCCTGGAGTCTACCCATCTTGTTTTCTTTATTCTCAAAGTCTAATACGCAGTTGATCTGATGAATTTCTGACGCACTAAGATCGTAATTCTGTACTAAGAACTGACTTGCATTATTTGCAAAGTAGCCACGCATGTAAGTATAGATCAGTCCCTTTACATTTCGAACATTGCCTTTACGATAAATAAATTCGATCAGTTTTAATAGCATAGATTCCAGTCCACCAAACATCTTGTCGTTATCTTCTAGTCTTGTAGCAGCATTAACATAGTGTGGTGAGACAACCGTCTTGAACAAACGAGTAGATACCTCGCTTTTTGCTTTGAATATGGTGTCTACTAGCCATTTAGCTTTATCGTAAGTATGATTTGCAATCTGATCTATACGCAATAGTGCCCTTGTGCCGAGAGATTCCTTATACGTCTCTTTAAGACCCGCTAAACGCAACTGCTCTAAATCACTGTCGCTGTCATTCTTTGCTATGTCAGTAGAAATCTGCGTGTCTGTGCGTGTTTCTCTTGTTACTTCTGTTTCTCTTGTATTAGAGTTATTTGATAGTGTACTTGTATGATCATTTTGCATGTCGGGAACGCAATTTTTTCTATCCAGAGGAGCAATATCTTCCTGTGTTGAGTTTACTTTAGCCAAGTCAAAGTTTTTATGTTTGATTTTAATCTCAACATTCTGGTCAGGTTCTTCTGGAAGCATAACAAAAATACGGTACTCTTTGAGCCCAACACGTTTCTGCTCAATTAGTCCTGAATTTTCTAGCAATTTTCTAGATGTACTGATCTTTCGTTCTGATACACGCAGAACACTAGCTGCTTCCTTGTTCGTGAAATAAATATACGGTGTTCCATGTTTATCTGAATCAGTCCATGATCCATTATTATTCTTGTCATTGTAAATTGAGCAAGCAACACGCTCTGTATAAAGCGTATAAAGCATAATCGTGGTGCAATCTAAATTATCATAGTTTGGGTTATTAAAGAGATCTGTCTGTACTGGTAAGTAGCTGCGATGTGGTAGGTTTAATTCTGTAATGTAGTTGTTCATAGTCTATTCTTCTTTCTTTGTCTGTTATTTTTTAAAGAAAGTATATTTAAATAGGCTTTAACCCTTGATATGTATGCTCTGAATTGATATAATTAGAGTATAAATTAAGGGAATACAAACCTAGTATCCATGATTTTCAGATTTGGCGATCATGATCATGGATTTCCATATAAATATTAACTTTCTACCCACTTCGGACTGCAATCTGGAGTGGGTTTTCTTTGTGTTTCATAAATTGAGAATACAGCATAATGGCCGTAGTGTCAAGCATTAATATAATGTTTAATGTTATGTATACATGTATTAATGAAACTTTATATCTATTAATACAAAGACGTATTAATAGATAGACACATGTATTTATGTGTGAAAAGATACATATATTAATGTGTTTATGTGTCCTTGCATTAATGTATGAACAAAAACATGTATTAATGTATCTGTGCTATACACCAATGCTTAAAGTGATTAAAGATACATGTATTAATATGTCTTTGTATTTAAATATTTTTGCAACTTTAAATATATGTAGTTAAATAGTAAACTATTACAAATAAATATCGAAAATGTATTTATGTATGATTATATTATTGCGTCTTTCTGTTTATGTATGATAATATATTTGTATACAAAGAGGAGGGTTTTCATGACTGCACAAATAATAACTTTTGGAAACTTCAAAGGCGGTACTGGTAAAACAACCAACGCAACATTAAGTGGACTTGCCTTAGCAAGAGCGCATTATAAAACATTACTTATTGACATGGATCCACAAGGAAATGCAACAGACATCTATTTCAAAACAGCTGGAAATCTTAATAACAATATGAAGGCTTTTGATATGACATTGCTAAAGGCAATTCAAGAAGAAGATTTATCTGGTGCCGTTGTTAAGCTTGACAAAAACATTGATTTTCTTCCATCTTCTGTTGATTTTTCTTATTATCCAAGATACCTAGAAGATAAGTTCAAAGATAGTTATGAAGAAAGAGTACAATATTTTTCGACATTATTAAGTGAACTGCAAGAAAAATATGATTACATTTTACTTGATCTTCCACCAACTATTTCATTGATTACGGATAGTGCATTATATGCTTCTGATTGGGTTATTGTCGTTATGCAAACGCAAGAGCATGCTTTGCAGGGTGCCGTTGGTTTCATAGATTATATGCAGTCGCAGATCATCGACTCATATCATGCACCTAAATTACAATTCTTAGGAATTCTTCCTGTATTGTTAAAAAATGGCTCGCCCGTAGACAAAAATACTCTTCATGCAGCAGAAGAAGAATTTGGTAAAGAGAATATGTTTAATACTCTCATCAGAAGTATGGAAAGAATAAAAAGATATTCCATCGGTGGAGTTATTTCTAGAGATCAATATGATAGAAGAGTCAGATATCTATATAACCAATTGGTAAAAGAAATTACAGAAAGAACACAAGAAGGTGTATAAATTATGTCAAATATGCTAAACAACCCAAATGTTAAGAAAAAGAATGGTTTTGAGCGTAAAGAATCATTAAAACCTAAAAATGCTTTTGATGTAAATGATTTAAAATTAAATCAGAATAATGAACAGAAAAATAAAAAAGAAGTATCACAAGTCACTTTTGATACCACAGTAAGAATGGACAATCATACTAAAAACTTTCTTAAAGCTATGACCATTTTGGGCATGGCAAAGAATCAAAATATAGCATTGCAAATCACTCAAGCAACATGGAAAGAAACTCTAACAGATGTAGAAAGGCAAACGTTAGATATGATGATTCAAACGCTAGAAAAACGTGATACTATAGAAAATAAGTAGTATTGTATTATTGCATGCAAATATCCATGTATATATGTATACATTTCATTATTGTATATGTAGTACATGGATATTTTAATAAATTTCAGTAAAGTTAGTGGAACAGTATTGACGTAGTATAATATTCGTGATACTATTAAATAGTCAACGAAACTTGATAATAAAAACATATAAGGGGTCAATAATTATGACTAAAGAACAAGTAACATTCAAAACATCAGTTAAAATGGATAACCACACGAAGAACACATTAGAAACTATGAAATTTCTTGGGTATGCTAAGAACCAAAGTGAAGCTTTAAAAGTAATGGCAGCAGGTTGGTTCTCAACTTTGAATGCAGCAGAGCAAGAAGTCGTAACGAAAATGAATGATACATTGGAAACACGTGATGTTATTATGCAAAAACAATATCCACGGAAGAACAATTAAGAAAAGGAGTAAATAACTATGGAGAATGAAATTAACAATGTAATGAAGTTTAAGAAAACAGCACATCAATTAGGTGACTTAATACCAACACAGATTGATGATAAAGGGAATGTTGCTGTAAGTGGTAGAGAATTGCATGATGTATTACAAATTAAGACACCCTATAAAAGATGGATAGACAGACAAATAAATGATTATGATTTCACTGAAAACGTTGATTTTACCGTGATGGACAAAAATGTCCAAGACGAGACAGCCTTCGGTGGAGTGCGTAAAATGAGCGAACATATTTTGACGTTGGATACAGCAAAAGAAATATCAATGGTACAAAGAACTCCAATTGGTAAGAAGATTCGTCAATATCTTATTGCGGTTGAAAAAGCATGGAATGATCCTGTAGCAATAATGCAACGTGCAGATCAGATGTTAATTGAACGTGATGGTATTATAGAATCAAACAAGAAATATATTGACGAGCTTAAACATAAGAACATGTTAATGAGTGGTGATCGTAATATTGTTGAGAAGCTTATCAAGGACAATGGCGATGTAAATGAGGACAACTTTGATGCAGCTGAACTTAATTTCTGGATAAGCTCTCATGGCGGTAAATTAGATAATATGAAACTATTTAAATATTTACATGAAGAAGGATATATAGAAGAACGTAAGTATCATGGGCGCCCATATTCAATTCCAACAGAAAAGGGTAAAGAAACTGGTTGGTTCTGGGTACGTGTTATGGATCCAAAACAGAATAAAATATCACCTAAATTAGTATTTACAATGAAGGGTGCTCTAGCAATCTACAATAAATACAATAAAGAGTCTACTCAAACAAAGAAAGTTGTAGAAAATGATTTAAACTGGATTTTAGAAATGCTAGACGAAACATTGGCAGATGATAGAGCTAAAGAACAAGCAAAAGAACAAGAAGAAATTAGAAAACGTGGACTAAAATATCGTCATCGTAATCATGAACCGATACCACATACAATAGGAACTGATATTTAATATTCTGCTCACCTCATACATTTTATGTGTGAGCTACATACAAAGCATATCTAATAGAACAGTATTGACGTAAAGCTCTATTTATGCTATCATTATCTAAGTGATTAAGTTCAAGACCTTGGGGTGGCTATCGCCCCCAAACCCCTGATGAGTTCGTGAGCAAGCTCACTTCACTCTATACATTACAAATTGAAAAGTCTCCACATACGTAATTAACATATTTTATTTTTTAATTTTAAACTTGTGGAATTATAAGAAATGCCTATAGATCAACATTCCACAAATAGATGTATATTGTATATATCTATTACTACAATATACACATACTTGTGGAATCCTATGATATCAACGTTTTTAAAAATAATAACAAAAGAGTGAAGCAAACTGGTTTGCGAACTCCGTGGGGAATGTGAGCAGACATGCGAGCAGGCGGACGACCAACCAATTAATGGAAAATAAAGTTCTACAAAGTCAGTTATATGTATTTAATATTATTAATAGAATCGACCTTGTGGAAAAATATAAACATGAATATTAATTAAAAGCCTTGTGTTAAGGCTTTTTTTATTTTGATAATGTTCTTCATATTCAATAGAAATGTATTGACGTTCAACAAAATAGGTGATAGTATTATCTTCAATAAGTGTTTTACATTTGATGCGCTCTCACGACATATTTCGTAAATAAAAAAACATTTGATGCGCTCTCACGACATATTTCGTAAATAAAAAAACATTTGATGCGCTCTCACGACATATTTCGTGAGGTAATATAAGAGACACTCTTATTCAAGAAACACTTATTATTAAGAAACACCTTAATTACCCCAAATAAATTTGGGGATAATTTTGATCATTTCAGAAAGGGAAATTATATGGAAAATAAAGAAGTAGATTATAGCGATGTTGGCTTTGACAGAATATATCAAAGCAAAATAGATAATTCAATTATTGGTAATCTTAGCAAATATGTTAAATATGAATCTCCAGCTTTACAATTATATGATTTGTATGGAGAACTAGATCAAATGATTTTTGATTACCCAGATGTTACGACAAAAACAATTGGAATATATGCATGGATCGTTTCTCAAGCAAAGATTTCAAGTAGAATTGATTGTCGTGTGGTTGAGCGAATTAACATAGGATTTTTTATAAATATGTTAGGTACACGTAGAACAAAATACAATTCAAAAGTAATTGAAGAGTCTATCGAATGGCTCCAGAGACATAAATTTATTGATATAAAAGATAGCCTAAATTATAAAAGCGAAATATTTTATAACATCTATGTCCCGAAGATGGAAGATCATTATTGTAAGATCTACACATATTCATCTAATAAGATTATAAATGAAGCAAATGGACTGTCAGCACTAACAAAGTTGGGTGTGTATGCTGCTATCAGATCAAGAATCTTTGACGAAAGAAAAAGAGTAGAAAAGGGTGGTAAGATATTTAACTCAGGTACAATAATGACAATAGAATCTGCTCATTGTTCTGAAAAGGTGTATTTTGAATCTGTTGAATGGCTATGTGAACATGAAATATTTGCATATTTTATTGGGACAAAACGACCAGATCAAGATGGGCACAAAGGTCGTAAAAAGAGATATATGTCAGAGATGAAAGATCATGTTAGGCTTACTGGTGATATGATAGGGAAACTACTTCATGGTGATTTAATATGGGTAAGCAAGGATGTCTATCAAAATAATAAATCGAAATATGTAGACACAGAATTAGACAAAGCAGAAGGAGAATAAAATTTGATAATCGATTTAAATGAAAAGAAGAATCAAAGGCTTGTCATTCCAATTATGCCAACACTTATTAGAAATACAGACATAATGCTTGAGTCAAAAGGAATGCATTTATTATTGTCGTATATTAGTTGGCGTGATAATTGTTCTCAACATGAAGCATTACAAATTGTCTGTGATGAACTATTGCAATGTGATATAGAAGATAAAAATATTCAAGAAATATTAGATCCGATTAAAGGAAGTGGTGTTTGGAATAAAGAATATTCTGAATATGAAAGCATTGTGGAACATATAATGGGACGTATCTATATCAGTTCAAATGATGGTGATATTATTGGAAATACCAAAGATTTTGATTGGGAAGATAAATTATGTATTGCTGGAGTGTTCGTGACACTACTCAATAAAGAATGGCATTGCCCAGATAATAAAGATAATCTCATCTTAAATGGGCAGAACAACATGGCAAAAGTATGTGGAATAAGTGTTAAGAGTTTCAAGAATTACTATGATTGGCTAATTAAGAATGGACTGATTGTTAATATGAAGTCTAGGGATATAAGAAATCATTATAAGACTAGAATGTTTACTGCTAGAACAGTATTTAAGAATGATTTAAAAAAATATGTTGAACAATTTAACAGAGAGAACAGATATGAAACTGTATAGCATATCCATGTTAATAGCATTGTAATGACGCACAGAAAATGGTATAATATGTTTATAGATTAAGATAAATCTATAAACCTTGCCATAATCGTGCGTCATTTATTTTACAAAAATTCAACAACCATGAAACATCATGTTTTGACATCTAAGCAACTTTAACAACAAAACGACTAATTATCCATGAGCAGGATTAAAACTCGTCAGATGAGCTTATTTGAACTCTGACGGCAATATAAAGAAAAGTAATAACGTGAACAAATATAAAATTGAGCAGGAGAGAAAGTTAAATGACGAAAGGAATATTTGATAATTTGAAAAGAACAATAGCAGAAAGGAATGAACATCTTAATGAGAAGTTAGATGTGGATCAACTAACAGAACAAGTCAAGAATGAAATGCATCGTGGACAGTCGGGAGAGGGTAACCAGCAATCTACTGAAAGATACTTAGAAAAGTTGGGAACATATCTCATTAAAAGTCCAGACGTTGAAACGCATCGCAAAGTAGAAAATTCATTCTATTTAAATGACAAGGATTATAAGACTCACAATAAAGTAGGATATAACACCATCCCAGATTCAGAATGTGTTGAATCTGAGTTAGAGAATGAAATGGAATTTTATGAGGATGAATTGAGATCAGAGTATGTAATGAGATTATTTAATCCAAAAAAGCTCTCAGAAGACGATTTAAGACGTTTTATCATTAATTGGGGTAATTATACCAATATAGAGAATAAGTTGCTTAGAGAAGAAATTGAAGACTTACAGAGCGAAATAGAATCAGTAGCAAATGCAAAAGATTTTGAAATGCTAAGTTTATTTGGATATGGGTTAAATGTAACAGAATGTGCAAAAGAAATGGGTATGAGTAAGCAAGCAATTTCAGATAGAATTAAAAAACTTATTAAAAGATACACAAAAGAGCTTGACAGAGTTTAATTTAAAGAGAACTTTAATGAAGGGATATGTTGTTAAAATATCTGTTTTAACTATAATAGAAAAGTAATGACGTACCTCAACATATAAATAAAATAAACTTTGTGTTTATTCCTGCTCGTCCGACAGAAATGTTGGACTACATAAGCGCAAGTATCTCTACGGGGACTTGCGCGACTACATAACAGTACGTGCCGAACCTCTTAATAATGTTGCCCAGAGCACGTCTTTCCATACATAAACCGCTATGTCAGTGGGGTTAGCCCAGTAAATATCCATGTAAGACCTATATGGCAGAGGAGTTCCTGTGGAAGTTCAGTAAGAACAGACAGCATTGTCGAATGATTAGCTGACGACATTAAACAACATGCTAACAATGTCATATAAATTTGAGTGAGGGAGAGAGTATTAACATGACAGAGATTAACAAACAAGAATTCGTAGCACGTTTAGCCGATAAAGGTGAAATCACAAAGAAAGATGCAAAAGCTGCATTGGAATTGGTGATTGATGGTATCAAGGATGTATATGCTGAAAATTCAACATTGCAATTAACAGGCTTTGGTAAGTTTGAATCAGTCCTTGTACCAGAAAAGACACGTGTATTAGGCTTCTCTGGCGAAACAGTAACAACACCAGAACATTTTGCTCACAAGGCTAAAATTTCGAAGTCTATTTAAATTAAGTTTTTGAAGAGCTGCTGTGCGGCTGGTGTATCCATACCTTAGTTGGACTTGAAAAACGTAGGGCGATAACGTTTATAAAGAAAACGCCTTTTGGTTTGATAAGAGTTGTATATAGCGCAACTTCAAAGAAAGCTATTTGGCGATGATTATATTGGTCGGTCAGTGAAAAGACTGATATATGAGCCTTTGAAGGGTTTGGTGTGAACATCTCGAACTGACGAAAACACTTCAAATGTAGGTTACGCTACCTATTAAAAGGCTTTTACAATAGTAGGTTCTTACAATCTCACCATAAAAGATTGTCCTAATACATCGAGATAACTAAGTAGTTTTGCTATTGAGGAATAGTAGCTGCCATGAGCGTATTACATGGATATGTTTATCAGATCAGCGTATCTGGTGTTAGGGTTAGCCTAATTTCCTATAAAATGGGATGCTTAGTTGTCGATTGGGTGGGTTCCTTAATTGGGATAGTTGGCTGGCAACGATAAAACCAGATACATTGAGTGTGGATAATGCCACAATAGTCTTGATTGCAGACAGAAAAGTAATTACCACTCAATCAAATATGTGTTGCTAGTGGGGAATGCAACTAAAATAATCCCTACTTCAAATATTATAACCTCCTCCATCAGTTGTACAGCTGTAAAAATCCACGCCAGACTATCGGATTGGTTTGTAATAGTCTGATTTTATTCATAATTGCAGATGCACTCAACTGTGTATCTGTTTTGAACGTTGATAGGAATGAGAACGCCTCCTTTAAATAAAAAATGTTCTTGTCATTGAACTATCAGCGTTGAAAACAGATACACAAACGGTCTGCTAGAAAAGGACGTGATAATCATCACAGATGAAATTGCACGTCTCCAACATCAAATTGATTTTGTACTCGATCAAATCGATATTACACAGAAAAAAGATATGAATATTCATGTTATGGCAGACATGCAAAGGTATGCTGATACCTTAGATCATCTTGTTAATGCTAAAGAAAACCTAATGAAGGGTTTATTGGTAATTAAAGCAGGTGATATGTAATGGGTAGAAGACCAAAGATTGAACACATATGCGTTATATGTGGACAAACAAGGCGTATTAACCAATGCACAAACAATAATAATGAATATTTAAAAGAAGGGTTCGTCGTTTGTAAAGACTGTGCTAATGAACGTACAGATCTTAATGATAATGAATCGGTAAGACGTATGTGCCAATTTTTAAACATTGCATACGTACAAGAAATTGTAGATAAAGTAGTTCTTGAAGAAGATGATCCTAATATGGGTCATTATTTGCGTTATTACGCATTGCGAAAAGACGTCAAGCTTTATTCTGATTCAATATTTTCACATGCAAACGATGAAGATGTTTCTGAAAGCAACATGACAACTGCCGAAGAAATGGCAGAAAAATGGGGTAAAGATTATAAAGATGATGAATATTCATATTTCGAATCTCAACTCAAAAATCTGATTGCTATTAAAGAACCAAAAACTCAATTTGAATTAAAACGATATATTCAAAATGTTAAATTGGAATATGTTTTAAACCAAGCCTTACAAGATGGGGACGCAAAAACAATTCCTAATTTACGTAAAACATATAATGATGATTTAAAAGATTTAGGCTTTGATTCAGTCCTTAATGCCAAAGATAACGGATCACAAAGTCTTGGTGAAAGAATTCAACACTGGGAAGATAATAAACCTATCCCAGACAAAGATGAATTTGAAGATGTGAGTGGTGTTAAACAATATATCCAAAAGTGGTTCATTATTCCTATGAAACGCACATTTGGTCAGGCAACCGAAGAAGAGGTGTCTAGCTTATATGACGGAACGGAATAAGAAAAAACCCACACAAAACTATTTCGAAAAAAGAGAAGAAAATCTCATGGAATGGGTTGGATATTGGAGAAGAAATCCACATTTATTTGTTAGGGACTATCTTGGAATTAAACTCTATCTTTATCAGAAGATCCTAATATATATGATGAGCAAGTATGATAACTTTATGTACATTGCAGCACGTGGTTAACCCTAGCCGTTTTCATCAGGAATGATGATCATTATGAGTCCGATACACAGCTGGAAGCCTTGAATGGTAATCAGAGTGGAAGGCTAAGTTTAAAAGCTTAGTCACACGCAGAGCATAGTAGGTGAAACTCTTTAGAGAATATAATCCTACCAAGAGATCGAACTAGCCCAATCGACATGAATGGTTAAAAAGGTATGCCGAACTTATGAGAAATTATAAGAGTAGACAGATAAAAAACTGTTGAAATAACATTATGCAAGGGAAAAGTTTCATTGTAGCCATCGAAATATATATTCGTTGTATTTTATATCCAGGTACACGTATTGTGGTCGCCTCAGGTAAATAATTGCCGTCTAAATTAGTGATGATTTAGATCATTAACACAGAAAATATACTGGGAGCCTAAGTCGTAAGATATGGTAATCAGAGCTGAAGGCTAAATTTAAAATTTTAGTCAGGTGCAGAGCATAATGGATGAAACTCGTTAGAGAATATAATTTTCCATCAAGAGGCTGTGTCATCTCTAGTAGATGAAAAGGTATGCCGAGCTTATAGGAAACTATAAGAACTAGAAGATAAAAAACTTCTAGGATAACAAAACTGACAAGAGGCCAAGCAAAGAAGATTATTACAGAAAAAATGTTAACACTTTACCATGATTATCCAGCTATTAGATTTGAAGTTGGTACTGAGAAAGAACATATTAGGACGTCAATTAATGATACCTCTATTGTGTTTAAAAATGGTTCACGTGTTAGTGCTGAAACAAGTAATGATAATTCTCGTGGTTTGCGTTGTAATATGTTGATTGTTGATGAGTTTAGACTTGTTGATAAAGACATTGTAGATAAGGTTTTAAAACCTATGTTAAACGTTAATAGACAACCACACTTCTTACTAAAGCCTGAATATGCTAATTATGATACTGGTGAAGAAAACAAAGAGGTTTACATTTCATCTGCTTGGTATAAATCGCATTGGATCTGGGACGAATTTCAAAAATATTTGAAAGAGATGCTAAAGGGGCATAACTACTTTGTAGCTGTGTTACCTTACCAATTATCAATTTTCCATAAATTATTATCAAAGAATCGTGTTCGTAATGACCGATTAGCTGATAATTTTGACCAAACTGGTTTTGATATGGAATATGAAGCCATGTTCGTTGGTGAAAATGATAAAGCATATTTTAAACTTGATCCTCTGAATAAAGTTCGAACGGTAAATAAAACATTTAGACCTCCAACTGATCAAGAATATGTAGAAAATCAAGCAAGATCTAAGCCTAAAAAATTGTCTAATATGCCACGTGTTGATAAGGATAATGAAATCAGATTGATTTCTCTTGATATCGCCTTAATGGGTGGTAATAAGAATGTTAAAAACGATACGTCGGCGTTTACGTTAATTAGATTGATTAAAGATGGAACAAATTATAGACGTGATGTTGTTTATCTTGAAAGTATTCAAGAGTCAATATCAAGTCAAAATCTAGCTATTAGATTAAAACAATTATATAACGACTTTGAGGCTGATTATGTAGTAATGGATGCCAATGGTAATGGACTTGGAGTATTTGATTCGTGTGCAAGTATTCTATACGACGAGAAACGTGATGTTGAATACCCAGCATGGGCTTCGATTAACGATGACGCAACCAATGAAAGAACTAACTCAAAAGGTTTGAAAATTGTTTACACCGTTAAAGCCAGTCCAGAATTTAACCATGAGATTTCGGTATCATTAAAGAATGTTATTGAAACAGGAAAATTACGATTACCAATGAATGATATTCAAAAACGTGAAGACTTTGTTGAACAAGGTAGTTTCTTAAAGAAATCGCCAACAGAGCAAGCACGTTTGTTATATCCTTATCAGCAAGCCACAGCGCTTGTTAATGAGCTTATAAATCTTGAATATGATGTTCGTGGTGGTAAGATCAGAATTCACGAAGTTGGTACAACAACAAAAGATAGATTCTCCTCAATTGCATATGGGAATTACTATGCTAGTGAATTGGAGAAACAATTAAAAGATGATAATACGGGTGAAAATTTACTCGACTTTTACATGATTTAAATCCAATTCATTAAAGAAAGCAGGTGATTTGACAATTGAGCAACAAGAATAGGTCTGCACGTAATAAGCGAATATCTAAGCAACAAGAGCGCAACTCAAAAATGCAAGATTTTGCTTCTTCTGTAGCAGATCCTAAAGGTAGATTAAAAGCAACTTCTAGTGTAGCAAGTGATAAGAGTACAATTGGTAATTACCTTGAACGTCCATATGATAATGCGGCTAACATTGCAAGTGCTTTGGAAGATGCGTCGATTAAATCTGGAACGTTTGAAAAGGTATTACAACTCTACCAATCAATACCAACATATAATCATACAATCTCACCTGTATTAGGGAATAAGTTATATGATTTCTCTGGTAACATGTCAAATGACTTCATTGATGTTGCATATACTCTAAGCCAATATAATATCAAATTCTTTGCACCATATTTCTTCAAGGAAATGTTAAAAACTGGAGTCACTTATCAATATAAGATTACAGACTCGAAGGGCATTGCCTATATGAAATTCCCTGTTGAATGGTGCAAAATTAGAGCTTTAGACCAAGGTGTTTATCGCTTTATGATTGATGTTTCTAAGTTTAGGTCAGAAATTTATGACTCAATGCCAAAAGAAATACAGACGGCAATGGACGATTATAACGCTGGTAAAGCTAGAGATGACGATGGTAAGAAATGGTACGACGGTAAATGGTACTTTGTTGGTGACAAAGGTGCAGCATTTACGCTAGACCCTAATGCACTAACAAATGGTGGCGTCGCTATTTCTCCATTTGCTGGAATGTTGATAGATAATCTATCATTACAAAATGCAAAAGACAATGTGGATATTAAAGATAACTTAGATACGATTCGTCTTATTCATTCTAAGATCCCAACTGATTCAGATGGTGTTCCTACAATGAACTTGAAGACTGCTAAGATATTTGATTCACAGATGCGTAAGAATTTGCCGGATGGCGTTGTGGCTATCAGTTCTCCTAACAATATTGATAATGTACCTTTAACAGGCTCAGGTAACGCAGGTGTATATGACACAGTAAATAAAGCAAATGAGCAACTGTTCTACAGTCTAGGTGTTAGTTCTTCATTATTTGGTGGGAATACAACTAGTTCGAACATTATCAAAGAAGAAATTAAGAAGGAAGCAAATTGGATTTATACTAATTTATTCCCGATGTTAGAGAACTATTACAACTATGAGTTGTTAAAAAATGTCAAGACAAGTACCAAGATTCCTTGGCATATTAAATTTATTCGTCAATCACAATTCACTTTGAAAGACGATATTGCTAATTTAAAAGATCAATTATCATATGGTGGGTCAAGACTAGATTATCTTGCAGCATGTGGTTTCGAACCAGCAGAAGTTTACTCTAAGCTTAAATTTGAGCAACAAGTATTGGATATTGATTCGATTATGGTTGTTAAACCTACATCAAATACAATTTCTGCTGCTACTGCTCAACAGACGCAAAATAAACCAAATGCGAAGAAATTAAATAATAAATTAGACCCTAATGCTCAAGAAGTTGGGAGACCAACTACTGATGAACCTACAGATGATACAGATCGTATAAATGATAGTAATTAGCAAAGAAGGTGAATTAAACATTGATTAGTGTAAAACAAGTTCGTCTACCTACTCATTTCGAAGAAAATGAAAGCGCTAACATAGATGATCGCTTCTTGAAAGTGAAAATTTATGTGGCACATACAGGCGAAAACTTAAATAATTCGATATTTACTCGTGAAGCTTTAGAAAATATTTCATCTTCACTACCTTATATTCCCATTCTAGGTTATGTAAAGAATACTGGTGACGATGAGAAAGATTTTGGTGGACACGAGAAACGTATTAAATGGAATGGTAATGATATTGAAGTTTCATTTGATACAAGACCATATGGCTTTGTTCCAAAAGATGCCAATGCTCATTTCGAGATTACTGGTGGAAAAGAATGGTTAGTTTGTGATGGATATTTATGGACACGTTTTAATGACGCAATTAACATCTTTGCAGAGGCTGATGGTTCAAAAGGACAGTCAATGGAAATTAGAGATCCCGAAGGATATGTAGATGAAGAAGGCAGAATGGTATTTACAAATGCTACTTTTGCTGGCTTATGTATCTTAGGGGACGATACAACACCTGCTATGACGGGTTCTACTGTATCAATTGAATTTGGTAAAGACGACGTTAAGTCATCAATACAAGAAATGCTGGCTGAATTTACAGCCGAGAAAGGAGCGTATGCATTGGACACAGAAGAAGAGTTGAAGAAAAAGAATCAAATTCATGATCAGAATAATGATGATGACGAGACAAAAACTCCTGTTGAGCCAACAGAGCCTTCTGAACCGACTGAGCCAGAAGAACCAGAGCCAACAAATCCTGATGAAGGGAATGGCGGGGATGAAGGCGATGGAAAAGACCCAGAGCCTACTCCCGAACCAGTACCAGGCGAAGGCGACGGTGATGATAATAAGGAGCCAGAACAACCAACTGAACCAGAGACCCCAGAAGAAGGTAATGACGGAGAAAATGGTGAAGGCGGTACAGAAACACCAGAAGAAGGAGAAAATCCAACAGACGGTGCTTCTGGGGCTGATGACGGTACATCAGAAAGTGATGGTGATCCAGAATCTGGTAGTGGCGAAAGTGGTTCAGAAAGTGGGGACACTGGAACAGAATCATTCTCGTATGAAGAGTTCGAAGCTACGTTAGTAGACAAAATTGATGCTGTACGTAAAGCAGTTCGTGCTAAACATGGCGACTGGGATCATGAAGTCTATGTAAATGATATTTATGAAGACCATGTAGTTTATGAATATGACACATATACAGAAAATGGTATGAGTGAACAATATTTTGATGCTAAGTATAGTATTGACGCAGATTTAAATGTGGTCATTGGTAAAGAAGTTGAAGTATTCCCAGAATATATCACTGCACAAGAAAAACAAGAAATTGAAGATCAACGTGCAGAAGTTGAATCTTTGAAAGCAGAATTAGCTCGATTAACTGCTTATGAAGCTGATGAAGAAAACGCTAAGAAACAAGAAGTGCTTGATAAAGCAAAAGAAGAAATTACAAGTGATCAATTCACAGCTATTCAAGATAAATTCAAAGATTTAGATGTTACTGGTGTTAAAAAAGAAGTTGCATTTGCGATTTATGAACAAAATGAAGAATTTTCTGTGGAATCAACAAATGCAGTTCCAGCTGTGAACTTTACTGCTAAAGAAGATCACGGTTATGGAACAGCAAATAAATTGTTCCACAAATAAACATTAAAAGGAAGGTTTTACTAATATGTCAAAAGTATTTTTGGACAAAATTCCATCGACAGCACATATCGAATCAGTTATTGCTGCTGAACCATTAAAAAATGGTCAATTCGTAGAATTAGGCGTTTTAAGTGACGAAGACTTTGAATCGCGTGAAGGAGTTAAAGCGAAGGATAATGCTAGTGCAGATGTTCTCTTGGTAGACGCACCTATCTCATATGGCGATCCACACTTTGATTTGGACACATATGAATTAGCAGCTGGCAAAGCTGGACGTGGTTATCACTTAGTTGCTGGTGACATTATCTCTGTTACAGAAGATCTTGTACATGGTGCTAATGTTGGCGAATATGTTGCTGTTAATGCTGATGGCTTAGGCTTTGCTAAAGCAGTCGACAAGGCTTCTGCAATTGCTCAAGTAATCGGCACAGAATCACATGGCTTTGACGGTGACGTTGCAGTCGTTGCATTTGTCTAATTTTAGAAGAGAGAAGGAAAATTAATTTATGTCAGTAAAAAGTAATGATTTGCGTAAATTAGCTCTCGACACTTACAAGAACTCGTCACTTGAATTCGAAGGTGTTTCGGGCAATGACGCAATGCGTAATGCTATTAAAGATGCTATGGGCGGAGAAGAATTAAGCTACTACACATATGAAGCTCATAAGACAGAATTGTTCCAGATTATTGCTACAGCTGTTGATGCTGTTATGCCAACATTGTTGACAGACCAGTTTTCAAACTTAGCAGATATCCGTAATGTCAGCTTGAACGACAAACCTTTGTTCCAAGTTTCAGACCCTCGTATTTTACGTGTTGGTCATGTAGCTGCTGGGAACCAAGACCTACGTCGTCAGACCATTACTGGTAAGAACTTCACTATTGAAACAGACTGGTATGGCATGGCTGTCTATGCTGAATTCGAACAGTTCATGGCTGGAGAAATCGACTGGACAGACCTCGTAAATCGTATCACTCAAGGTTTTGCTATCTTCTTGGAAGAAAAGATTGGTACTGCTTTGAACAAAGCTTATTCAGCATTGAACACACCTTACAAAGTAGATGTTGATGGTTCACTTGATGGTATTTTGAACTTAGTTGAATTGGTTCAAGTACACTCAGGCAAGAAAGCTGCTATCTATGGTACTAAGTTTGGTCTGGGTAAACTTGCTAAATTAGCTGATGCTTCTGGGAACATGAAAGATGAAATGAACAAGATTGGCTACCTTGGTACAATCTCTGGCGTTCCTGTTTATGAAATTCCACAAGCTGTTAACTCAAAAGATGAATTCGCTATTGACGACAAAACATTGTTGGTATTGCCAGAAGGCGAAAAAATTGTTGGTGTTGTTATCGAAGGCGACACAATTGTCAACGAACCAGATCGTATGGATCGCAACGATATGCAACTTGGCTTCAAGACATTAGAAAAACTTGGCGTTGAAGTATTGCAAATGAAAGTATTTGGTGTTGCAACTCTGAAATAATTTCAGTTTTGCTACCTATGGGAGAGGGAGAGTATAAATGGTAGAAAAACAAATTAAGAGATCACGTAAGCAAATTGACCGTAATTTAGAAGTTACGATTATGAATAATTCACACGGTGGATTCTATTATACTTCACCGTCTGGTGAGACAGTAATCGAACTTGAAGCGCAAGGTGATACAGATTACTTATCATATGGTGAATTACGTAAAATGCGTAAATATATTGATAATTTTAGTCTTGTCATTTGTGGTGTGGATGATCCTGATGTAAGTATTATGGATATTGCTAGGGCATTGCATATAGATGGATTATATAAAGCATATTTTGAATGTGTAAGTGATTATACAGAAGAAGAGATGTATGAAGAAGAATCTATTGACCTAACAGATTTTGAAGAATTTGTTAAAACATGTGATGTAGATGAGCTTAAAGAACTCATGAAAGGCAAATTACGTAGTCAAATCATTCAGACAAGTGTTGATTTGCATAGAGTTGGTCAATTAAACGACTATCAAAAGATGACATTGATTAGAGAAACACGTCCAGTAGACCTGCGTGAAGACTTTTGGAATGACATCGACTCTTCCTCTTCTATCGAATAGAAGAAAGGAGCAGGTCAAATGGCTGATTCAGATACTCCTACCAAATTTGAAGAAGTCTATAAAGCCTTCCTTGATTCCATCGATAGTTACGACTTCGCCAAAGTAGACGATGATGAACTAGAAGATGTCTTGTGGGGCTATCTAGACCATGCAAGAATTCAGTTCTTAACCTATTACAAAGATTTAAACGATGTTGATATGGATAAGAAACAGTTTAACATTCACTTAAATCCAGCAGAAGTTGCGATCCTAGCCAAGGGAATGAAATTGGAATGGGTTTCTCAAACGAAACATTCAGAAGATTTAATGAAAAAGGCAATTGGAGATCGTGATTATACAGCAATTCAAGGATATAGATATCTTGAAGATTTAAGTGCAATGGAGAAACAGTTACAAAAAGAAATTAAAACATGGATCAATACGTATGAATATTCAATGTCAGATTTATATGAGGATATGTTGTAATGGCAGAATTCTCAAAACAATTTCGTTCAAGAATGGGACGGGACGGGGCAACTCGATATGACCGAATGATGGAACGTAAATCTCGTGAGTTTGAAGAGTATTTTTGTAACACGCTTAACCAAGAAGATTGTGAGATTGATGGAAGACCTGAACATGCTGTGTTTCAGGATCAGTCTCAAAGTAACAACAAAGACTTGTCCGATGATAAGTATTTGATTGTTCCAAATTCTACTTTGGTTGACATTGGTTCTTATATTAAATGGCGTGATTCTCTTTGGTTGGTGTTTACAGAAGAGTTCAAAACGATTCCTACTCATCAACAATTAAAGATTAAACATGTTAATCAACAAATCAAATGGGTTACAGATTATAAAACAAGAGCAATCTCAAATAATGGGCAAGGTTGGGGAGCATATGTGCAAAACCAGACCTTGTATACCTTGGGTGTTGAGTTCTCAGGTAACCATATTGCATTAGCAAACGGGAAAATGATGTTGTATTTAAAAACAACTCCTGAGACCAATCAGTTAACTACTGGTAAGAGAATATTTGTTGGTGGCAGAGTTTTCACAGTTGAATTCTCTGATGAAGTTTCACGTATGGGACTTACCAACCTACTTCTTGCCCAAGACACATATAATCCAGAAACAGATAACAGAGAGCTTGGAATTGCAGATTATTGGCTCAAGGAAGAACATCATGGAGCTGATACAGACAATAACACTGGGAATGATAATGATGGTAGTGAGAATTCAAGCACAGAACCGACCACTCCAGCCGACCCAACAAAGGTTGATTGGAAGATAAAAGGTTCTGAAACTGCTAGACTGGGACGCACTTCTGAATATAGTGCGGTAGAGATTGATAAAGATGGTAATGAAATACCAATTGAGGTTGAAGAATGGTTAGTTGAAGACATAGAAGATGTGCCTTTCTACATTCTTGACCATGATAAAGATGGTGTTTCATTAAGAGTTAAAGATGACTACCGTTATGTGGGGCATCAAGCAACATTAATGGCTCGATATAACGGTGAAATTAAAAATATTGTGATACGTATTATTAACAAATTTTAGGAGGTGTTGAGTTGGACGCACAAAGAGCAAAGTTTTTACGTGATAAAGGGAACGGTAAACTTCATAAACATGCGATTATGCAATTTACCTATTGGAAACAAAAAATCATGGACAAGCTTGCTAGTGATAAAGAGTTGACAAAGTTGTTGGCTTATAATTCTGACGATGCACTTGCTAGACCAGATTTAACCGAAGATGAAAGATATGACCTTATTGGTAAGCGTATTTTAGGTGTTCGTTATCTTAGTAAGGTCGTCCAAGATCAACAGTCAATGATTGGCATTGGTTTTGGTAATTTTGTTCCACAGGAATCTTGGAGACAGTTTTCTGAAAAGTTTACGATGGGATATGTTTATTTTTATATCTTAGTTGACAATGAAATTATGTCTATGGAAACTGGCTATCGTCAAGATCTAATCCTTGCTAGAGTATATGATCTTTTTCAGGATGAAAAGTTCTTTGGTATAGGAACTCTTGAATTAGGGAACTTGACAGAACTTTGGGAACAAAATAATAAATTTGGTGGATATTGTTTAATGATGCGTGTAATTGATACGAAATAGGTGATTCTATGGATATTAACTACACACAGTTAATGCTAGGGGAGCCCTTAGTTTATAAGGAAGACCCAGAAAACTCTGAACACAATATTTTTGTCAGATCACCTACCATCAAAGAATTAGCAAAAAAAGATAATGCTGACTTTACTATTTATACTAGACTTTTTACTGCTTCAATACGTGAAATTTATTCGGGTGATCCTAAAGTGGTTGATCAAGTTGAGAAAGATTTCCCAACTATTTGGGATGCAGCATGGGACGATAAAATGTCTTTTGAAGTTTCTGAAAAGTTGTTTCATATGCAAGATATACCTTTATTACCATTAATTGTTGGTGGTTTCATTTATTGGATTGGCTATGATGTTGATCAGATAGATGACTTTCAGGTTTTAAGCAATCAGAAGATTGTTAATAAGAAGCTTGATTGGGTAATTGATAAAGAAGTCTTCAAAGATTTCTGTATGATCGTTAAGTGTATCACTCTTACTAAAGCTGATGAAACACTAATTGCACCCAAGAATATGTCTCCTGCAAAGCAAGCAATATGGAAGACATTATATGATGGACGTATGCGAAAAATTGAAAGAAAAGTTAAAAAGACAGGTGGTCACTCATTGGGTGACGACATATTATCTTTAGAAATATCATCACAAGGATTTATCCCTATGTCACAGATTAAAGAGTTAACTTACTATCAACTTATGAATTTGTTAAAAGGATATGCCGAACGTGATGCTTCTGATAAAGAATTTAACATCTATACAAGTTATAAATTCGATACAGAAAAAATGAAAATTCAAGATTGGCGAGAGAAATTGTCGCTAACCAAAATTAAAGAAGAATAATGTAAACGATTACATTAAATAATATAAATTCATATCTAGGAAAGAGGAAATTATATATGGCAACTTACGGTATGATGGATGCTGCCAATCTTGTCTTGATTGACAAGAAGACAAAACTCCCTGTTTTGAAAGCAGATTACGCTAACGAAACAACAGTTGAATGGTCATCCGATCGTGTATTTGCAACGAAGAAAGGTGCAAATGCTATTGCTTGGGATTCTGCTCGTAAAGGTACTTTAAAACTTAACACAGAAATCTTTAGTTTGAAACTCTTAGCTATCGCTATGGGTTCACAATTAGATAGTGATGGTACAGATGATGTATTCCATTCACAACTTATTGAGGTTCCTGCTGTTGCTGGGACACCTATAACATTGGAAGCAAAAGTTAAAGAAGGGTCATTGTCTGTCTTCAAATTAGCAGCTGATGGTTTGGAACATGAAGGCGATGAAGTACCCGCACAAATTACTGGTGGTGCTGATTCTGTACCTACATTGGTAGAAAACATGGCTGTAACAGCTAATGACTCTTCCGCTGTTATCACATGGAAGGCTTCCGACGGTGCTACATCATATATTGTTATGCGTGATGGTGCTAAAGTTGGACAACCTTCTGGTACAACCTATACAGATACTGGCTTGTCTGCTGATAAAGAATACACATACACAGTTGTAGGTGTAAACGCTAATGGACAAGGTCCTGTTTCTGCACAAGTTAAAATTACAACTGCTTCTGAAGGTTCTACAGACCAAGGAGCAACAGTTAATGCTACTCAGGAAGACATTGATGCAGCTAAAGCAGTTGCCGATGCAATGTCTGGTGCTTCTGGGTTGAACTATAAATTGATTGATTTCAATAAATTACAGTTCTCTGATTCTGCTGTTCCTGGCGATGCATATGTAGCATACTTCTTGGAAGAAACAGAAGGTAACAAATCGATCACAATCGATGCCAACAAGTTCTCTGGAGCATTTGAAATTTATGCTGACGCTTTAATGCGTGAACAGGAATCTGGTCAAGATAGCTTTATCAAGACTTACTTCCCTAATGCTCGTCCACAGTCAAACTTCACATTCACACAGTCCGCTAAGGAACCTGCTGCAATTGAAATTACGTTTGACTTGATGCCAGATAAGAACGGCAAGATGGCTAAGTATACGTTTGTTGATTAATCTGATTTAATCAAATCTCTCCCACAAATTAGAGTCGTTTAGAGATAAACGGCTTTAATTATACATAAATTAAAGTAATAAAACCGTCGTTTTAATAACCAAACGACATAACATAAACGTTGATATAACAACATTCTTGAGCGGAAGGAAGATCGTATTTTGCCAAAGTATATTAAATATTTAGAAAACGGTACTTACAAATATGCCACCGTTAAAGATGTTGGCGATTTATTGCAATTAAAAACAAGTACAAAAAAAGATATAGTCTCTGCAATCAATGAATTAATTGCTGGAGGAATCTCTGGTGGCGGTTCAGGCGGAGACGGACTAACCACAGAAGATATTATAAATATCATCAATGGTTCTGATGCAGTCACAGATATTAATAATCAAATCTCCCAAATGGCGGCTGATATTAAAGCTAATAAGGATGAATTCGATCAAGATGTAACTGCTACGCAAAAAGAATTAAACGATCGTATGGATAAGGTTCAAACTGATATCCAGAAGGTTATTGATGATTATCAGACTGCACAAGATGCTAAAAATAAAGAGCAAGCAGAAAACATTACTAATTTAAACAATGAGAACACTCAAATTAAGAATGACTTAGCTGGTGCTAAAGAAGATTTAGAGAATGTTCAGGGCGACCTATCTAATTTTGATCATGACATGACAGAAGTTAAGCAGTCAGTTAATGACGTAAAAGGTGAGTTAGATAGTAAGGTTAGTTCTACTGAGTTAGATGCTACAAATGGGCGCATTGATAAGACTGAAACTGATATTGCTCAGAATAAAAAAGATATTGAATTAAAGGCTTCACAAGATTCATTAGACCTACTAAAGGGTGATGTATCAAAGAATACAGCCGCTCTAAAAGTAGCAAATGATGCTATTGAAGGTAAAGTATCACGTGAAGATCTAGTTAATGAAGTAGAAGATTTTACAGTCAAAAAAGCCAACTTATTTACTGGTACGCGTGAATGGCAGGGCTGGGAAGAAAGTAATTCTGCCGAAGTCATTATCACAGATCAGAAAGATAACTTTGGTACAGCTACTGAATTCTTAAATGTTAGTGATTATATCTCATTAACAGTTGATAATTTGAAAGTTGGAGAAACATATACAATTTCTGTTAGTGCTAGATCGGATAAAGACACTGATGGGACAGTAGCACAAGTATTTGATATTGGCGAGTTCCAAACAACTGATACAAAAGATACCTTTGTTAGAACAACTCTGCAAAGATATTATGTAAATTTTGTTGCTACCGATGAGTCCATGACGTTTAAGTTAGGTGCAAAATCGTTAGCAAATCAAGCACATTTATTCCTAAGTAAAGCTAAGTTAGAAACTGGTGCTAAGGCTACAATGTGGGAAGATAATGCTAATGATTCATATGCTCGTATTGAGAAGAATGATGCTGACGTTAAGGTTCTAGCTGATCGTGTAATAAGCACAGTTTCAAAACAAAAAGAAACCGACGATAAAGTAACACAAAATACTACCGATATTGCGCAGACTGCTGAAAAAGTAGAAACCAATATTAAAGCATTACAGTCACAAGATGGACGTATTACTGAAAATAAAGCTCAAATTACAGCTACGGCTAACGGATTGAGAACAGAATTTACACAAAAAACCAATGATGCTATTGGAGCAATTACCGATGGTGGTAAAAACCTGATTTTATCATCTGCTTTTCAGACTGATCCAGCTATGAAAAATTGGCAATCTGTTAATAACAAAGTAGTTGTCAAAGAAAAGAATAGTCAAAATTGGGCTTATATGAGCCAAAGTGGTTTAAGTACAGATAACCCCATTGGCTTGACAAGTAATTACTTTGCTATGAAAGCTAATGATCCATTAGTAATTGCATTTGATATTATTATTGGTGATGTTAGCAAATTAGACAATAAAACAGTTTTAAATGTATCTTATTATGATAAAGATGATAATCGTGTAGATTTTAAAGATTACACATTGGCTGATTTGGGAATTAAATCTCCTGCAAACGGAGCAACCAATCGAGCTTATATTAAAGTTAATACAACTCATGATGACGTAGTTAAAGGTGCTATCTTGCCCAGATTAAGTCGTAATGGTGAAGTTTGGATGAGTAATTTTTTTGCTAAGATTTCGAGTATCTCAAATGGTGACTACGAAGTAGCTAATGCAGATTTAGAAGACATGCAAAGCACAGATCATTTCAAGTTAGAGCAGACCGCACAAGGTTTGACCGCCAAGGCTGACTCATCACAACTTAATAAGTTATCTGGTGATTTGACCACCCTATCCAATAATTTCTCAACTACTTCATCAGGTTTCCAAGCTAGTCTGTCTAAGATTGATGATAAGGTGGACACCAATAAAACCAATACTGATAAATCAATTGCAGATACTAATGCCGCTCTCCAAGTTGCCAAGGCTGATATTAAAGCTACCGCAGATAATTTATCCACTAATTATACTAAGACTACTGACGAGCATAACTATGTAAACTCACAGATTAAAGAATCGGCTGACAAGATTAATCTGAGTGTGGCTAGTGTGAGTGATAAAGTTGATGGAATGGAGATTGGTGGGCGGAACCTTATACAAAATTCTGGTGATCCACAAGATACTTCCGATTGGGGAAAAGTTCCAGGCGGATGGTATATGGGGACAGATAATTCAGGAAGCTTTAGCATAACCAAACATCAATTTTATTACAATGGTAATAGACGAATGTTTCAATTAAATAATAAGACTGCTAACGAAGTTTACGTAGGATCAAATTTCGTTAATATTAAACCTGAAACAGAATACACGTTGTCTATGGACGAATTTAATGATGGTAATTTAACTAGTTTTGATGTCTATTATATTGGCTCTGATACTAATGAAAATGTACAAATTGCTATTGGTAAAGTTGGTTCACCATCTAGAAATCAGAGATTTTCTTACACATTCAAAACCAAAAAGTCATCGAAGGGATTCATACGTATTGACAACAACGGATCAAAACAAGTGGGAACAACATGTGCTGTATTTTTTGGAGACGTAACATTAACTGAAGGGAAAAACCCGGCACCTTGGACACCTGCACCAGAAGATACCGATAGTAAAATTGCAGCTTTACAAATAGTCGATGACCAGATTAAATCTACTGTATCTAATAAAGCTGACACAAGTTATGTTGACCAGAAAGCTGGAGAAATCAGCAGTACAGTAGGAAAACAGATCGATGGTATCCAAGTTGGCGGACGTAACTTGTTACTTAATTCATCAGGGAATGTATATACAATTAATGCGATACCAGATAGTTATGTCCAACATAATCTCTGGAGATTGAGTGATCAGATTGCCGATTACGAAGGCGATCTAACATTAACATTATGGGGAACACCTTCGAAAACAAGCGAAAATTATAAGCAACAAATGAAGTTTAAAATTGGGAATGCTTGGGGAAATGATTGGAATACAATCAAGGGGAATGACGTTAACTGGAATGACTCAAACCCAGATGTTTATAAAATTAACGATTCTTTATATAAAGTCATATTTCATTTTGAATTAAGTAAAAAGTATCAGCCGTATTTACCACAACTAACCGTCTTTACTTCACATACTAATATTGGATGGACATTTTCGAAAGCAAAACTTGAGATAGGGAATAAATCAACTGACTTGTCACCTGCACCCGAAGACATGGCAACAGTTACAGCTCTGTCTAAGGTTGACCAAAAAGCTGATTCTATCTCACAAACTGTTGCTAGTAAGGCAGATGCTTCACAAATCACACAATTAAGCAATCAAATCAATCTAAAGGTTAGTCAAGCTGATTTTGATAATCTCCAGATTGGTGGACGAAACTTGTTAATTGGCACGTCCGATACGTGGGATAGTGGGACAAATAGTGGTTGGGGAAATTTCTCTTCCAAAACGGTGAATATAACCGAACCAGGAATGTACACAGCAAATGTATATCTCAAACCAGATAAAAAACCAGTTAAGATTGCCATTAATATTACTAATTCAGATGGAACATATCATAATTACTTTGGGAACATAGTCTATGGTGGTAGCGAAGGTTATTCAACATTAACTGTACAAGTAACTGAGGGGCAGACTTTAACAAGTATTTGGATCCCATTTGATACTCCCCAAAATGATGTTACAAGCGTTAGTTGGAAAAGAATGAAGTTAGAAAAAGGTAACAAGGCTACTGATTGGTCACCTGCACCAGAAGATACTATTTCTCAAATTAACATCGATAAAAGCGGAGTTTTAATTAGTGGAAACAAGGTTCATATAACTGGAGATACTACTATTGACAACGCATCGATTGATGGAGCGAAAATTAAAAACTTATCAGCAGATAAAATTACATCGGGTAGTATAAATACTGATTCAGTTAAGATATATAACAAAAAATATAATATAGAAATGGAATTAGATGGTGCTCTAAATGTTATTGGAACTACTAACGAAGGAACATGGATAAACTCTATTGGGCAATCTGGAATGATTATTAATCAAACCAATAATGCTGGGAAGTTTGAAATGATGGGAGAGTATGGTGTCATGCGAGATACTAATGACCTTAATGGCTTATCTGTGACAGTTACTCCAATTTCATTAGGCAATGGCTATGGGGGAGATTATTTTTCAGTCGGTAAAGCGACATCTATTTCTAGTACAACTATGGGAATTCATGTGGGATGGAGATATGTTGCAAACCAAAGAACAGAATTGGGCGAAGAAGGCATCCATACCTATGACAATAGTTATATGGAAAACGGCTCGAAACTCGTTTTTAAAGGAACGTCTGGTAACAATGGCGTTTGGATAGATAGTTATGGGAATGTACAAGGAAACTCTAATTCTTCTGTTTATCGAGTTAATGATAAAAATGGTGGTAATACTTTTGCAGTTGAAACTAATGGCAGTGGTAAAGTTTGGTTTGGTACACAATTTTCAGATGGTGGAGGCTCACTTTATTCAGGTGATAATAATGGCTGGTACATGAGAAATCATGATGGCAGTTATGGCAATGTAAATGCTAAAGCCTTTATCCAGAAGTCAAGCATTGACCTTAAGAAAAATATTGAGATGGCAGACACCGATAATCTAGCTAATGATGTATATAACATGGATGTAACAACGTGGAACTATAAAGAAGAAACTTCCCAGAATAGTAAACATATTGGAGCAGTTATTGGCGGAGATTATCACATTAACAGTTGTCTTTTGTCAGACGATAAAACAGGAGTTAATACTACCAGCTTAACCTTTGCTTTAGTTGCTACAGCCCAGAAACAAGCCAAGCAGATTAGTGAACTAACTGCAGAATTAACAGTTTTGAAGATAAAAGGTGAGAAATAATATGAATAACAATGATGTGCTTATCAATAAGACTGACATTGATAATGATAATACTATTATATATTTTACTGTTCCATCGTTAAATATTGATAGCCAATTGAAAATAACAAACGATGAATTTACGAATCAAATGTCTATTGGTGGCTTTAAACAATTAGGTCATTATTTAATTGAACAACTTGAAATTGGATTGAATAATTTATTAACAGATAATCAAATGCAATCACAAGTATTAACAAAAACGGTTGATGTAAATAAGAACAACAATTCGGAAGATGGAAGTACAAAACTATAATAGGAGGAATATAAATGAATAATGAGTTAGAAGTAAATAGTGATGAAGTTATTCAAAATCTAGTTAACAAAATCGCATTAAAAGAATATCAAATATCTCAATTTGAAGTATTAACCAAGAATTTACAGGAAAAGATAAAAGAATTACAAAAAGAAGAAGGGAAATAATATGTTAGACAAAGAGAAGAAACTAGAATTAATTGGTGTTGTTAAAGCTGCTGATAAACAGATTGTCAGATTATCAGCGTCAATTGATACGAATGAAGAAAATAGCGATTATGTAAATCAAACGATTATTGATACAAAAGCATATGCACAAAACCGTGAAGAAGTACGTAAGGGCATCTCTGAATTTCAAGATTGGGTTTGGGGTAATCAAGACGCTATTTTAGCAGAACAAGAATCAGATCAAAAACCAACAGAATAAAAACTTAGTTTTATAAATAAACAAAATGGAGTGATTGCAATGAAGCTATCTCAAAGACTACTTCACAATCGCTTTCTCATCATAAAATCATTAGAAACGCTTATGTTCGGAGCATTCATGTTATTTCACCAATTCCAATTTAATAATAATGCGTATAGTATAGAAAAATCAAAAGGACTATACTTCATTTTTACTCATGCACAAGATATGGGATTAATTATTGCACTTTTCTTAGTTGGAGTGTTAGGGATGTATGTTGGGTTCACTAAACATTCAATTCCAATTGGAAAAGCAATTTTCATAATTGCCGATGCCACAATTTGGGGAGCATATTTTGGAATATTCCTAATGCGTGATATAAACATTCTTGGACGCCCCACATTCGAAATGGGCATGACAGGTTTTATGTGCATAAGTATTATTATTGAAGCTCTTACGGAGGATTATATATAATGGAAACAATCATAGTAGGTATTGCTACAGCATTAATTACTTTGATTGGAACCCTATATGCTTCCAAAAAGAAGTTTACAACTGATCAGACAGAAATTTATGACAAATAGCAATAGAGATTTGTTCAAGGAATTAGATGAAGCTCTTAAAGAAATTAAAAGAACAAATGCAGACTTGAATGAGGCTAACCAGAAACGAATTATTACTGAAAATGAACGTGATCAAATAAAAAAGAAGCCGATAATCTTAGAAAAACTGTCGAAACACAGGCTGTTGAAATAGAAAATTTGCATAAGATTGTCGCTGATCAAGCAAAGCAAATTGCGGATTTAAGGGTTACAGTAGAAAACGTAGCAAAACAGAGTGGTATTCCTACTCAAGATTAACACATTCATGTTTTATCTATTGTAAACGCTTACAAACAGTGATATAATAGGTTTATTGATTAAAAATGATGAGAAAATTTTGTATTTTAATAGAGAGTGAGAGATGTGTAGATTATGGTGCAAATTGCGAGTTTAGGTGGGGAAGAACGAACGATCCGAACAATCGTAGACACCCCAACAGGTAAAGTAACAGTCTATGAACCAACTAATGAAGACGTTGAAAAGATTATGGAACTTGATGACTTCATCTCTGCTTTGAATCAAGACCCAGATGAAGAAGGTAATGACGTCGATCAAGACGAGTATGAAGCAACGCTAGAAATTTCTGGTGTAACAGTCATGCGTGAATTGATTCCTTTATTAACTGATATTGAAGTTCCAGAAGAACTTTCAGACGAAGAACTTAATAAGATTATTGAACACCCTACAATGGCTCTAACAATGGTAAAACACGTTTTAACGGGTATTGTAACAGACGTCTATAAAATAATGATTTTATCAGTTCAAAATGAGTTGAAATCAGCAGATTTAACATTTACAAGTGAAGAATTGTCAAATAGAATTATGGATTTATATAGTGGTTTAGGAGTTAATAGTGACGAAGGTACACAGGCTCTTAAACAAATTGAGAAAGAGAAGAGTGCATTGCAGGACGCTGTTCCCAAGTCTGAATTAGAGACTAAATCTCAAAATGATCAGTCAGAATCTAATATATCTCTTGTAAAGCCTAAGAGTGAGAGTGAAGAGGTAAACGAAGAGATTCAAAAATTAAATGAAACTTTTAAAGACGATGACGATGAAGAACCACAAGAATAAGTTCTCGAAGTGATGTTGGAGACTTATAGCACAAAGCTTATTGGTAGTAGAACAGCTATCAAAACTTTGTGCTATTTTTTTGTTTGATTGGAGGTATTGTACATGGCAGCAACATATTTAGAAGGACATATAACCTATGAGGGCGTACAGCGAGTAATTGCACAGATTCACGTTGGTGTAATGGAAGCCATGCAAGGAATGGTACGTAAAGCAGCTCAAGACATATTACATGACATTTTGGAACAAGAATATCCAAGTGGAATCTATTCTGAATATTATACTACGACTGGTGAAATGGCAGACACAGTACAAGTTACCGATGTTCAAATGGGAACCAGCGTGGCAAGTTTTGCAGTATATATTGATTCAACAAGACTAAACATGACTTTTAACCCACATATGTTGAATGCTCATGCCGATATTCACGGCGATGATTTTCGTGAAGGATTAGTTCATGTTTTAGATACAGGAGCATTTGGAAGTCCAATCTATAACAATCCAGGTTCACACTATATGGATCGTGCAGGACAAGAAATGGAAAGTAAGCTACCAGAGATGCTTGCTCAGGGATTAAGAGCACAAGGTTTTGAAGTCATGGTAGGTTAAATAAAGTAAGAGAAGAGAAATAATATGGAACATAAAGAAGGATTAAATTATCAAATGCAAGGTAGTCGTAAATCTAAAAGATATGCGACAAAAGAACGTATGTCTAAGGTAAACCCTAAGAACATAAAGATATATGAAAGATACTTGCGTAGTCGTGAAACGGCAAATAGTGATGTAAAAGATACAACGTATAAAGTTTATAAATCATATATGAACCAATTTATGTGTTATATCGCTGAGAACGAAGATAACTTCTATCTGCTAGATGAAGACGTGTTAGAAGATGATTTTGTTGATGTTATGGAGGGCTGGATGTCCTTTTGTGAGAACACATTAGGCAATGGCAAGAAGATCATCAATACTAAATTGTCTGCTGTGTCTAGTTTCTATATCTGGGCAGTTAAACGTGACAAAATTAAAGCACATCCATTTGCCAATAAATTAGATCGTATCAAAGGTGCTGGAAATGAGAAACGCATTTCGGTTTATTTCTTACACCAACCAGAAATTGACAAGATTAAAACTAGACTACACGAACCACATGATAAAGATAACAGATATGATCGTCAAGATGAATTAATTTGGAATATTGCATTTGATAGTGCATGTCGTATTGGTGCTTTATCACGTCTAACAGTATCTAGTTTAAATTTAGATAAGAATTGTTTCCAAGATATTCGTGAAAAAGAAGGAAAGATTGTAGCCATTCCATTTATGGATGACACAAAAGAAATGATTATTGAGTATCTTAAATGGCGTGAAGAGCAAGGTATTGACGGAGATGAATTTTTCTACATTAAATCTCATGGACAATATCAAGCAATGAGTAAACAGTCGATTTCAGTTCGTATTCGTAAGATTGGTGAAATTATTGGTATTGGTGATTTTCGTGCTCACTGTATTCGTAAGTCACGTTTGAATCAAATCGGACAGACGGGAAATATCGAGTTGGCAAAAGAGTTGGCACATCACGAATCACTTGATACTACTACAAAATTTTATATGGAAAAGAAAGACGCATCAGAAACACTTAAAGAAATTTCTGAATTAATGAAGAAAAAGTAATAGATCGGATGAGCAGGATCCGAAACATAAATAAATTAAAGATAAGTAGGTGAAGTTTTTGGCTAAAGATTTATCCATTCGGGTAAAGGTAAAAATGCCTACACAAGGTGAGTTAGAAAGCGAATTCCGTAAGAAGTGGTCTGGAGCAAAAGCTAATCTTGATGTAAAAGTTAAAGTTAGTCCAGATGGGAACAGTCTTCGCTCATTTAAATCTAAGATAGAAAAATATCTTGGGAACAATAAAGTTAAAATCAAAACAGTCTTCGATTCTAAAGGCATGGTTAAGCAAATACGTCAATTAAATAAAGATGTCGAAAAGCTTAAACATGATATGGAAACACCAACCCAGTTAAAAGTTGGTACTAATGGATTAAAGAAGTCTAAGGAAGAGCTTCAACAAATACAGAACAAGGTAAAACAAATTGTTCGTATGGAGAAAGATCTTGGAAGCTTAAATCTTAAACGTGCTACTGGTAATCTAGGTGGTAAAGAACTAGAAGCTACAACTAAACAGATACAGAAATTAAAATCATCATTAGGATCTGCTAAACGTGAACTTACAAGCTTAACTGGTTCTCGTGGTGCTAGTGATAAATTATTGAGTAACGCTCGTTCTGCTACAAGCGGTATGAACCATTATAAGAGAAGTGTTGCAGAAGCCAAGAATGAACAGAGTAAATTGGCTGCTTCATCTCGTAAAGCAGCAGCTGCAACTAGAGCAGAAGCTTCGTCGGCTAGATCATTAAAGTCTGGATTTAATGAAGAATATCGTATTCAGAACAGAATGATTAATGCCGGGAACCGTGAGAAGTCTGTATTAAAAGAACAGTTGTCTATTGTTCGACAAAGAAATCAAGCTTCTATGAAAGCAGCAGAAGCAGAAGGCAAGCTAACACAAGCTACGAGAAGAGCACTGGCTGAGCAGAAACAAATGAATGCTCTTAAATTGTCTCAAACGTCTGCCAAAGCAGCCGATCAGAGACTAAAAAGCAGTTCTGCATTTGGATCATTAAGGAATATGAGCCTTATGTATGCTGGACAATCAGTTGCTATGGGAGCAACGGCTATTGTTGGGCAATTAAATGAAGTTGATAAAGCCGTTACTGCCGTTACAAAAGTTGTTGATGCTCCTAAAGCTGCTATCAAGGGTTTTGGTAACACTATTTATGATAACGCCACCAAAGTTGGTAAATCAGCTAGTGAATATGCTAGTGCCGTTGAACAATGGGCTAGTGCTGGTTATAACTTGAAACAGTCTGTTAGTTTAGCTAAAGATTCTGTAATGGGTGCCTTTGTTGGTAATGTCGATGTTAACGACATGGTCAAATATATGGCTGTTCCTTTAAATGCGTTCCGTAAACAAGGACTAAAATCAAAAGATGTTATCAACGCAATGAACGAGGTAGCCAATAAAAATGCCATTGAAATGGACGATTTAGGTCAAGCTTATTCTAAAGCTGGATCATCCGTTGCAAGTACAGGAACTAATTTCTCACAATTGACTGGTATGGTAACTGCTGCTCAAGAAGGTACTCGTGCTGGTGGTGATGTTATTGGTCGTGCTATTAAAACTATTTCCATTAACTTCTCTAACATGGGTAATGGATTAACAAAGCAGAATAAAATTCGTAGTGCTTATTTCAAGAGCCTAGGTGTTGATCTAAAAGGTAGCAATGGACAGCTTAAATCAACATGGCAAATTATGGATCAGTTGGCTGGAAAATGGAAGTCAATGAGCAAGTCAGATAAGCAAACTGCTTCATGGTATGCCGCTGGGAAGGAACAGGCTACACAATTTCAGGCTATGATGGATAACTGGGATACTGCTAAAAAAGCAGCTGGTGAAGCACAAAAACAAGTAAGCCTTACTAATAAGACGAGCGGTTCTGCATTCCAAGAATTTGCTAAACAACAGGATTCTATGGAATTTCATATAGCTGCATTGAAGAATGCATGGGGTAAGTTGATCACCACAATTAGTGGTGGACGTGACGGCATGAATGGTGTTATTGATGCTGGAACTAAGTTACTGAATGTGTTACAAAAAATTACTGCTAATAAAGGACTCATGAAGGGGCTTGGCGTAACAGCGGCGGTTGCTGGATTCGTTCTTTTAACATCTAAAGCTGGACAATTTGAAAAATCTCTAAGAAGTGTCGGACGTGGTACTCTTGATACTATGGTGGGTAAGATAGATAGTATTGGAGCTGCGTTTACTAGAATGAGAGGACAAGTAAACGAAGCTAGAAATAGCATAGATGGTTTTGGTGGCGGAAACAATGGTCGCAAGTCTAAATATAAAGGCAAGCATTTTGCAGAAGAGACTGAAAGTTCTATAGGCTCTGGCGTAGGTGGAACTATGAGTAGAACTGCTGGTGAAACCGAAAAAGCTGCCACAAGCACAACGAAACTTGGTCGAGCATTAGGTGTTGTTGGTAAAATTGGCGGAGTCGTTATGTCTGTTCTAGGTGGAATTAATGTCGCATTAGATGTCGCAGCAATTGCATTTGGTTTATTAGAAATTGCTGGTGTTCATCCGTGGAAGATCATTAATGAATCTATGCATCCAATTAAGACCAATCTTGATAATTATAGTCGTGGATTATATAAGGTTGTTCAAGCTAATGATAAATTAACAAAAAGTATTCATAAAAATCCTGTATTCGATGGTACAGTGTCTAAAAATATGGACACCTATGGTGATTTAGATGATAAGCTTGCACGAGTTCAATATCGTTCTCAACAGACTGGTAATCCAGCAGCATTTACATCTAGTGAGTTCGAGGCTTATAAGAAAGAATATAATGCATTAGCTAAGAAGAATCATTTAAGTTTACGTATTACTGCTAATAACTTTGGAAGTATTGTTGAACAAGCGCATGCTTTAGATGTTGCCTTAAAACAAATTAAGCAAAAACAAACCATCAAACTTTCTATTAAGTTAGCCAAAATTGACAAAAACCTAGATAAAGTATTTAGTCCTAAGAATCTGCAAAAGGCTATGGAAGCAGGTAATAAGGCTCTCCAGAAAGCACGCTCTAAGGTTAATGATGATTTTGCTAAAAGCAATGCCGCTGCTAATCCATATATGAACAATGACAAAGTTTATAAGAACATTAAAAACCAACAAGACAAAATCACTAAAGAGTTTAAAAATGGTGCAAAGCTATCTACGTTCTATGCTTCTAAACAAGGACGTCAACTTGAGGAAACATGGGCAAAAGCTACATCTACTGTTCAAAAATCAATTGGTAAGATTTCTGACATTTCTGCTAAGGGTGGGTACACTCGTGATGACTACCGTGCCCAAAACTCAACTGGTAAACGTGCCATAAGAATTGCTCAAGGTACTAATGTTATGGAAGCTGCTCGCCAAGATAAAATTTATGGCAACATTCAGAATAAGATAAAGAATGGGAAGAAGCTTTCAGAAGAAGAACTAGCCGTGTTGGGCAAACAAAATAGTGCCTTGGCTAAAAAGGATCAAAGTACATGGGGCGATTCTGAAAGACAGCAGGCTACTAAAGCAATTACTGCCTTAAAACAGCATTCTGCCACTCAAAAAGAAGCACAAGAGAATAATCTTCGTGAGATTCTCAAGGGTTCTAAATTATCTGATCAGGCTATTGAAAAGTCCATTAAGGCTTATGAAAAAGGCGGAACATCATATATTGATATGATGGCTAAACAAGGGCGTATGGGTAAGATGATGTTGGGTGTAACATCACAGTTCTCTACTCGTTATGGTAAACAATGGAAGTCTACTTTAAAAGGTTTACAAGGTATGATCGATGAAATACCCGATGAGAAGACAACTAAATATTCTCTTGTTGATGCCAAAACTGGTATTGTATCTGCTAAAAAGATTGATTCTATTCAGAATTTGATTGATGGGTTGAAACAAGTTCCAAAAGAACGTATTACTAAATTTGGTATTACAGAAGATAAAAACGGGAACTTGAATGTTAAGAGTGTTCAACATATGTTGAATGCTATTCCAGATGAATATCTTACAGATTATAAAGTAAATGGTGTAGTTGATGCCCAACGCTTGATTCAAGATTTAACAATTAATTGGAAGAGTTTACCATCTGAAAAGAAGATGCAATTGAGCGCATCCCTCCATTATGATAAAGGCTTCAAACAGGGACTAAAACAGATGGTTAATTCTAAAGGATTGACTGCAACAGTTAAGTTCTTAGCTGATAATCATAATTTTGGGAAGAGTCAAGTCCAAATTGATAATTGGTTAAATTCATTAAGCACTAAAGAGCACCCAATCAACATTAAGGTGAATGCTGAAACTGTTAAGAAAGATTTTGGTACACTTAAAGACAATCTTGACAAACTATCTAAAACACCTGTAACCGCTGGAAATAAAGATCAGTTAAAAAATCAATTATCACAGTACAAGGATTGGCTAAAGTCTGATAAAGATGCAGCTAAAAAGCTTGGAATTAAGCTCGATACCAAAGGTATTGATAAACAAATTGCTGGTTTGGATAAAAAAATTAGTGGTGGAAAGAAATCTAAGAGCAAGAAGGTTACTGCTAAAGTTGAGATTAAGGGTGTAAAAGATTCTAATAGCAAATTGAAGTCTATTAACAGTAAAATGAAGACCCTTGATAACAAGAAAGCAAATGCAACAGTTAAAGTCAAAGGCGCTCAAGATGCTAATAAAAAAATCAGTGGTATTAACAAAGACTTCAAAAAACTTAAAGGGAAGAAAGCCAATCCTAAAGTAGAAGTTAAGGGAGCCAAAGATGCTAATAAGAAAATTAGCGGGATAAATAAAGATTTCAAGAAATTGAAGAGTAAAAAAGCTAGTCCCAAAGTTTCGGTAAAAGGTGCTAGTGATGCCAATAAAAAAATTACTGGTATCAATAAGAGCTTTAAGAAATTGCCTAAGTCAAAGACGACGAAAGTCACTGCTAAAACTTCTGGCACTAAAGATATTAAGACTTTGCATAGTAATATCAAAAATACCAAGAGCAAGTCAGTTAAGGTAAAAGCAAATGCTTCTGGAGCCAATGGTGTTAAGAATTTAGCTAAGGCAAACAAGAGTGTTAAAAGTAAATCTGTAAAAGTTAAATCCAAAACTTCTGGAAAGGGTTCAGTAGATAAATTACATTCTTCTATTAAGAATGTAAAGTCTAAAACTGTTCATGCAAAAGCCAAAGTTTCTGGTAAAGGTGCAGTTAATAGTCTTAAAGGCGCTATTAAGGGTCTAAAAGGCAAATCTGTTACAGTTAAAGCACATGTACATGGGACAAAATCTGTTAATAATTTAGCCAATGCAATTGCTCGTGTTCATGATAAATCAGTTAATGTCACAACTCACAAGACTACCATTAAGACGACTAAACATAAAAATGGATCTGTTCGTATTGGTTCACCACAAAGTATTACAACGTCTAATCCAGCTAAATCAATGTCTGTTGTTACTGGCGATCCAACGGTTGCCCCTCTAGTCAATGAAGCAGCTCGTCAAATGGGAATTGGGGTAAGAGATTCAAGTGATGAAGTAGACGACACTCGTGTAAGTGAAGACTATTGGCGTTACATGCCTAAGCAATTGTATACTGGGCAAAATCTTGACACTCAAATGTCCAAGATTGAAGATGCTATTACCCAAGCTGGCACTGATATTAACAAGATTATTCGTTTAAATCAACAAAAGATTGCTTTAGATCAAAAACAAATAAACTATCAAAATAGTTTACGTGGGTCATATAATGCTCAAATGAGTAGTGTACTAAGTCAATTGCGTGGTTATGGTTTCCATACAAGTGGTAACCAAATCACTAACGCTGGACACGCTGCTTCGTTTAAGGGTGATAAAGCAAGCAAGGTTGACAGTTTGTTAAGCACGTATCAGTCCGTTTACCAATCATTGGGTGAAATTGATACTAAGATCAGCAATCTCAAAACAGATATCTGGCAAACAAATCAAACTATTGCAGAGCAAAAAGATCAACAAGAATCTGATAAGATTGAAAAATTGCAACGTCAATTGGAGATTCTTACAACCTCAATTGATAATAGCAATGCCATTTACGAAAAATATGGTAGCTACATCGGCACAACTGATTATCGCTTAAAACTTCAAATGGACGCCTCACAGATTCAATCTGCTTCTGGTGATGTTGGAAGACTAATCAATGAATTTAATAAACTTAGTGTCATGAACTTTGGTAATCCAGAACAAGCCAAGAAGATTAATGACAGTCTGTCTACTCTTAAAACAAGTATTCTTGCACAAATTGATACGATTGAGACGCTGCGTCAAGAAGTCCAAGATTTAAAGATTAGTGCTATTACAGAAGATTTGAATAAATTTACAACAAGTTTGAATGGAAACATTGATAAACTTAAAAATAATGTTCAAAATCTTCAAGATGGATTATTAAGTGGGACAACCTTTAATGATTTGGGTAGTAGTCAATTTGGAATAGTTGATTTAAGTCAAAAGACTGGTTTAGAACAACAAGCTCAGGCTAGATTAGATCTTGAGAAGAGATTGAATGATGCGTTAGATAAATTCGCACAGAAGAATGTTGATCAGACTGCCAAAGTCGCTAATGCTCAATTGCAAATTGAACAAAATAAATATGCTCAATTATTGAATTTAGCAAAGCAATATTCTCAAGGATATTTAGGGAATGTTAGCGGAGTTAAAACGAGTTCTGTGAGTTCATCTCGTACTGATGCAGTTGATATTGATGATTCACGTAGTACACAGTATCTGGCAGCTTCTAAGAAGTATGCAGAAGATATGGTAAAAGCTCGTAATGCGTATAATCAAGCATTGAAAGATGCACGAACTGATGAAGAAAAAGAAGCAGTAAATCAACAATTTATTCTCCAACAGATAGATATGCAACGACAAGTATATGATGAAATTATTAAGGCTGATCAAGATGCTATAGCAACTTTGCAAAACAAGTTAAATAGTGATGAGTTGACTTCTGACCAACGTCAAAAGATCAATGATGCAATTGCTAATTATGAGACTGAAATTACTAACTCACAAAATAGTATCAAAGAAGCTGTTAAATCTAGATTTGATTATGAAAATCAGCTTATCACTGATCAGATTAACAAATACAAAGATTATGCTGATACTTTAAGTAATTTAGCTTCAATTGGTAAGTCATTGAATGTTGGTAAAGATGTATTAGATAGCTTGTATGGTGGACAATATGATTCACAGTATGCTCAATATGCTGCTACTCTAGACGCTTTATCTAGGTTGCGTAAAGAACAAAGTGGGTTCCAAAAGGGTTCATATGAATATAATTTGCTAGAAGCAGAAATTAAAGAGTATGAATCAGGGCTTAGTTCTATCGTCACAGGGTTGCTTGATGTCACTAAATCACAATTTGAGAACACTCTAGATGGTGTTCAAGAACAAATTGAGAAGGCAGTATATGGTGGCAAGACATCGAATGAAAACGAGTTTGAGAATAACTTATGGATATCTGGTGTAGATAAAGAGCTTACTCTTGAGGCTATGAGACAAAAGATTGCCACAGCACAATTAGAGAATGAGACAGTCAATAAGCAACTTCAATATCTAGACGGTATGCAGAAGATGTCTAAGATTGAATCTGATCGTCTTGATAAAGAAATTGATGTATTAGTTGCTCAACAAAAACTAGATGCAGCTGTTGGCAATAAGAATGTTCAAACCATTGAGAAAGATGAAAATGGTAAATTCCAATGGAAATATGTTGCTAACCAAGCAGATATTGATTCAGCTCAAGAAGAATTGAACACTGCTAAAAAGGCATATCAAGATTTCTTAAACCAATCTAAAGCAGACTATATTACTCGTGTTGGTGAAGTCGTATCTGGTGCCAAAGATGGGTCATTGACTCCAGAAGAAACAAAACAACGTTTGGCTGAGATTAATGAATCATATAAAGGTATTTTGAGTGATATACCAGGCTTTGATTCGAATACTGTTGAAGGTATTATTGATGCCTATAATAAATATGTTTCACAAAACAGAGATGTAATTAATGATTATGGCAAAGATTCTGCTATCAGTGGGACACAATCATATCAAGAGATTATTAAAGGTTTTGGTGAATCATTCAAGACAGTAAGTAAAGATCTTGCAGATATTATTGGAAATGAATTAAGAAGTATTCTAACGGGTACGGATAATGTAGCCAATAATATGTTAAGGTCATCAACTCAAAGTGATTCTGTAACAATTCAACAACTCGATATTACTCTTCCTAATGTTAAGAATGGTGAACAATTTGCAGATTACATGAGAGGGTTCGCTCAAGTTGCTAGACAGTCTGCACAGGGCAAAAGATAGTAACAAACACAGAGATTATATCTCTGTGCGTACATATTAAGAATTATTAGTATGAATAATAATGAAAGGGGTTACACAGGATGGTTCAACCATTACTAAATTTAGTATCAACTTTTGATGCTGTGAATGAGAAGAAATTTAGTTTCACATATTTAGGTGCAGAAGCTGCAACTGTGAACCAATTATCTATTCGTGAAGATGTGAAAAACTCACAACCGATTTACGAAAAGGAAATTTCTAACGTTGATAAAAACCACATTTTACCAGCCAATACTCTAAAAAACGGAAGCTCGTATCTAGCTAAAATTAGGGTAAAACTCGATGCCGATAATTACACCGACTGGAGTCCAGAGCTTAAATTCATGTGTTTAGACACTCCTACAGTGATTTTTAGCACAATTGACAAAAAGAACTACGTTTACAATAACGCAGTGGAAATGCAGGTCATTTACAGTCAGAAACAGAATGAGAAAGTGACCTCATATCAATTTTTGCTTTATGATCAAAGACACGTAATTGTTCAAAATTTCCCAGTTAGAATACCAAATCAACTTGCGCCGACACAATTTGAGGAAGTTGTTGCTAATTTGACAAAAGGCAAGTTGTATTATCTAGGTATTAAGATAATTACACAAAATGGGATAGTGTTCCAAGCTGAACATCAATTTGTTCCACAATTTATTATTCCAACGTTCAATGGCATTATTCAACCGATGAATACTGGTGAAGAAGGACAAATAACCATTGAAGCCTTCTTGAAGCAATTATTAGGCACCCCAGCAAAACCGTTTATTCCAAATAGACCAACAGATGCTGATGATCACTACCTTTATTGGAAACATGATTCAGTTATTATTCCCAAAGATAACCCATTGATTTTTAAGAAATTAGGTATGGCCAAAGCTAGTGATTTCATATTTAAAGTTTGGTGTAGAAATGTTCATAATGGAATAATGTTAGATTGGTCGCCTTCAATGGGAAAGGGAATTCATATTGAATTTGTAAAGCACGATGATTACGTAACTATTGAAAAAGAATACACTGGTATTCAATCAAGAACAAAATCTAATACAATTAAGGGGCTAGGATTACAAGACTTTTATATGTATGTTTATGTAAAAGAATTTAGAATTCAATGCTATCTTGAACTTGATCCAGATGGTAGTCCTGATAGTGGAGGTGTTAATGAGTGATAGTTGGATACACATATTTTGGTAAAGATATGGATGGAAATGTTTACGATACAGCAATTCCAACCAGTGAAATAGATGAGGTCACATTGAGTGATGGTATGTATGATGAACTCTTTACTAGTGTCAATACGGAAATAGATAAAACCAATGAACGACCAGATGGTTGGGAAATTAAGACAATTATGGATGCCAAATTTAATGATTCTCTAGAAGCTGGATCAATTGATGGCAGTGGGCACAAAGTCACAAAGATTCAAATGTATCGACGTGAATATCAAACACAGAATTCAGAATGGTTATTGATTTCCCAATTTGATTATGAAGAAACATATAACATGTATACAGTGATTGATAGATTTGTTGAGAATGGTAAAACTTATGAATATGGAGTGTTGCCATTGGCTGATGATGTGCAGGGGAATCTTGCTATTAGTCAACCTATTACAGTTAAGTTCGATGGAACTTTTGTAAGTGATGCAGATACAAACTATCCAATGGACTTAGACTTTAAATTTGGTGATTTAACATATAATAGGAATACATCGACAATGGTTCCCTTGAATGGTAAATTCCCAGTAGTTTCATTCGGTGATCAGAATTATCGCACAGGTAATGTTGAGTTCCTACCAATTACAAACGAACAACGAGATGGTGTGGCTACTGAAATTGATCCACACGCTGAACTTATGAACAGACAAGAAATCATTAATTTCTTGAACAATGGTAAAGCAAAAGTAATCAGACGTGACGATGGAGATGTCTTGGTAGTTACTACAACCAATATCAAAGTTACACCTAAGTCCGAAACACTGGATAGTATATCAAATGTTTCATTTGATATTACTGAAATAGGTGAGATGGACTTTGAAACTATGGACAAGGCTGGTTTAATTGGTGGAGCTGGTAAATCCATTTACACGTTTGATGATTTTGGTGATACGTATTGGGACAATGAACCAGTAGACCCTGATTCAAGACGTGAAAGTGAAACAAGTTTTGGACAAAAGAGTAAATAGAGAAGGTGATGTTTAATTGGCAACAGATATGATTAATTATAATCTACAAGAAAATAATAAAACATTACCCAACATCGTTGATAATATTGGTGGGGAGATAAGCCAACAAGCCAAATCAGTTCATACACAACCCATTAGGAATATTATTACTACTATTCAGGTTGAAGATGAAAATGGCAATATCTTACAAACTATTTCTGGTAAAGCAACTGGTGGATCTATTGCAGTAAGTGCTGATTCATTGATTAGACGCACTGGTGATTTAACTATGGTAGTTGATCCAGATTTAATGCCAGATAAAAATAGTGTGGTATGGTATGGAAAATATTTCAAGTTATATCAAGGAATAGTTGATTTAAGCAGTCCAAGTCAAGAGCCAGTTAACTTTTTACTAGGAACGTTTTTGGTTGACGAAACTACGTTAAGTGTTGCAGCAGATAATAGTTCTATCCAGATCAAGTTGAGTGACAAAATGACTCAATATGACAGCGATGGTGCCAATTCAACGCTTGAACATCAACTTGTTATTCCTACTGGTACTCCAATTAGTGTAGCGATTAGAATGATGATGGAATTAGTTGGTGAAACTTCATTTGGTCAGATAGATGAGTCCCAAGAAGATGAAGTAATGACGTATGATTATACTAAGGAAATTGGCACTAATATTATTGATATAATCAAAGAACTACGTGATTATTATATGGATTACATTTGTGGATATAACATTAAAGGTGAATTTGAATTTAAACGTATTGAAATTCAAAAAGAAACTGATCAAATTGAACCAAGATGGGACTTTGATTCAACACAATCAGACCGTGCCGACTTAACAATTTCATTTAGTGAAAGTTACAATCTTAGAGACATCAAAAACCGTGTTATTATTTATGGCTCAACATCAACTAAAACTGGCTATACTCCAATGGGTGAAGTAAAGATTGTTGATGCAAAAAACCCGTTTAATATTGACGCTGTAGGACAACGTACAAAAGTTGATACAGACTCTAATCTAACTAATGATATTCAATGTATTGCAAAAGCTCGTTATGAAATATGGCAAACAGCACACTTCCAAGAGAAGGCAACGATTACTTCTATTCCAATTTATGTATTAGATGCGAATGATATTATCACAATTACCAACCCGACTACTAAAGAGAAGTATCGTTATAGCATTGATAGTATTAGTTTAAATCTCGGTGTTGAGGGTGAAATGAGTATTACTGCTCATAAACTATACTATGTTGGACTAGACTACGGAACAGCAGATATTCCAGTTGTTACTGCACTTAAAAAGGGCATTCAACAATTAGGATGGTTGAGCCTTGGTGAACAACGCATTAAAGACTGCTATGGAATATCTGGTAGTGGTAATAACATCATTATGATTAGATTTGTGTCTAATGGTGCTGGTGGAGAGCAAGCTGCTGTTCAAGGATACTATACGACTAAAACACAGACCCTTGAATTGGATATATCTGATTTTGAATCATTAAATTTTCAAAGCGAGTCAGGTGACACGGGTCGTTCCAGCGGTGATTATGCCGATAGAGTCTTAGCACACGAAATGACTCATGCTGTTATGAATGATTATTATGGCGTAACAGAAACAGCAATTATGCCCACATGGTTTAAAGAAGGCATGGCAGAATTAACTCATGGAGCTAAAGAAAGATATCGTTCTTTGACTGGATTTGCCAATGCTACTGCAAAGAAAAAGCATTTGATGGATAAATGCAAGGACTTGTTAGACGGAAAGTGGACGAGTACGTCAGAAGATTATGTGGCAGCTTATCTGTTGTGTTCTGGCATGTATTATCTATCGGGTAGCAAAGAAGAGTTTCAAAAAGTGTTCATGAGATTAAAAGATCAGTCAAATGTTAATTTGAACTTCCTCTTCAAAGCTATGCCATTAGCAAATAGTAATGATGAAATGAATACTAAATTGCTTGACCAAGTAAACAGTATGACATTGTGGAATGATTTAGAAGACATTACTAACGTTGACACTGGTTCGATAGGTGGAAGCTCAATGATGAATATTGAAAATCGTGCATTAAATGCCGAGGATGTATTTAATAACGAAAAAGCTACTACTGACAGTATTGGATTCAAGCTTCAATATGATGAATAATCGTTGTCATATCTATGTTGTAAGCGTTTACAATAAACTAAATTTATGATAGAATAATAAGGTAATTTGAAAGAGAGGGAAATAAATGTCAAGATCTGAATTTCCAGAAAAAGTTGACTCATTTCAAGAATTATTCGATCTTCCAGCAGATAAAGTAAATGCTGCGAATGAACTGACAACTCTAAAAATGAAATCAGTTCTGGATAATAATGAGCAAAATAGAGTTAAGGCATTAACTGCTGAGCTTCAAGATTATATTATTTCACCAGAAGTATGGAATAAATTAACTGATTGTATGGTCGCACTTGAAACATTCTTTGATGAAAATGTACGTGGTTATATTCTTGATAAACAAAAAGAATGGGACACATATGTTAATGATTTTAGTTATGTTGGTGTTTGGAGTTCAACAGGTAAGTATAAACGTCAAAATCTAATTGGATATGAAGGAAACCTATGGTTAGTTATCAAAGATGTAACTGCTGATAGTTCTCATACACCCGACAAAGATCTAGATCATTATCGTCAATGTGCATGGAAAGGTGAAAAGGGCGATATTGGACTTAATGCAATATTTAAAGGATATTGGGATGGTTCTATAGCTTATAAGATCGGTGACGCTGTTACAATTCGCCTTGGTGATGATTGGCAGCCTACTGACATGGTATTTATCTGTCAGAAGGATAACACAGGACAAAAACCAGATTTAGCAACAACAAGTGATTATTGGTTTCCATATAACCCATTAATGGTGGGCACGACAATGCCAACAACACTTCATTCGTCAACTCACTTTTTACAATTATTAGATTAAGAGGTGACTATTGATGGCTGAACAGTCACAACAAGATTTAATTAATGGTATTAATGCATTGATAGATGGACGTGTCAAGAGTATTAATGTCCCTAAAACAGTAGTTGGAACCGTTGTACAAGATCCTAATGGCTATGATTGTATCGTTAAAGTTTATGGTACCGAAAAAAATACAATTCTTCCCGAACATTTGCATGATTGGGTATCGAAAGACGATATAGTTATATTACAAGATACAAAAGGTGATGGTTCTGAATTGGTTGTTATTGGTTCTAGTGGGAGTACAAGAGATAATTCACTTGTAATAGAAGATACTGAAAAAGATCATTATATCAGTGGTGTTACTAAATTTGAAGATAGTGAGACAGACAAGCTATCTGATGAACATATTAAAATAGAATGAGGTGATGTGGAAAATGGCAGGTACAATTCATAGCACAGATTATCATATCAATGGTGCTAGTGGTGATATTGCACATTTCTCTACAAACGATAAAGTTGTCCATATTTTTGACGACGACAAAAAAGATTTGGGTACATTAAGAGATTTATATGTACGTGGTAAAGCATTAAGCGGTGTAGACTTTAAGACTATTAAAGTCACTGGGTTATATACAATAACAGGAATCAAGAATGTTCCTGGTTCAGTTGATACGAGTAAACCAGTGCTATTACAAGTAACTGCAATTGGTAGTCCTAATTCTCCAGATATGGTGTTCTATCGTTTGATAGATAACAAGGGGAATATTACAGAATGCACAGTTGCTGGGACAAAACAGAGCGCATGGGCTTCTGGTGGGGTTGAATTAAAGCAAACCATTTCAGATATTAATGACTCATTAGGTGCTTTAAACAAATTAAATACTGATAATAAGAATAGCTTAACTGATTCAATTAATGAAGTTAATAGTAAAGCTATTGCTAATACTAGTTCAATTAATGATTTAACATCTAAATTTAACTCGCATAATCACGATGATCGTTATTTAAGGTCAGATGGTAAGAATAAAATGTCCAATAATTTAATCTTACCAAATTATAAATCACTATATATGGAAAACTCCAAAGGTATTAATCTTAATACCGCATATGCAAGCAAGAATGATGAATTGATTATTGGTGATAATGGTTATAATAATATCAAAATGCAAACCAAGGGTAAATTATATGTGAATGGACATCAAGTTTATACTGATGCAAATGCTGGACAAGGATCTGGTATTGATGCAGATAAATTAGATGGTGTCGAGGGCGATCGATATGCTAGACGTGATCAGAATAACATATTCAATGGCGATGTCATAATCTCTAATGAGATAACAATGAATGCAGACCAATCTGTAAAATGGGTTAATAGCAATGGCAAACAAATTGGTGGTATTCGTACACGAGCAAGTGACAAAGCTATTTTGTTTGAGCATTCTGGTAAAGATGATTGGCAAACTTATATTACTCCAGGTGGTAATTTTGGCACGACAAATGGTTTAATTATGGATGGCCCAGTAGAAAACCAAATTAGATTTAAACGCAATGGAGACAATGGTGTTGGAATAATTAGAAGAACAGATGAACAATTTATGGTGTTCTATGATTGGCTTAGAAATAACCAGATTCTCAAGGTTGGAGACAATGAAGGACACAATTCCGTAACGTTCTATGAGGCTCCATATTTTAATAAGAGCCGTAGGTTTTATTTGCAGGATGAACAACCTAATAGTGCTCCATATGGTTCTGTTTGGATTGGATTCTAGGTGAAACTATGACAAGAGGAATAAAATTATGGAATGGCAAAAGTTGGGTAAATATTGGACATGCAGCTAAGATATGGAATGGACATAGTTGGGTACCAGCAAAAGTAAGAATTTGGAACGGTAGTTGGGTTACTGTTTCTGAACAAACTTATGTGAGTCAATGGGACTGTACTTGGTCTCAATCATATTGGGGTAAAGGTGCAGATCGTTGGGGTGTACCTAGTTGGAAATATAATACTGCTAAACCAGTTGGTGGTGAAACTAATGGCAATGCCTTATATCAAGGACGATTCGGTAATCCAGATATGGCAATTAAAGGTGATAAAGGTATTCAACGTGGTATGTTTGGTTTCAATGATGGTGCTATTAGAAGTGCATTAAATGGTTCAAAAATTAAAAAAGTTGAGCTGTATGTACACTGTAAACATTGGTGGTATTATGCTGGCGGAGAATTACACCTAGGAACACATAATGCAAATGGATGGCAGTTTAGATTTAGCGAAAACCATTATAATATTAAATCTCAATGGTATACTGCTCGTGATCAAGGACGTTGGATAACACTGCCTAATTGGGTTGGGGATAATTTAAGAGATAACAAGATTAAAGGCTTTACTACTCATATTGAATCAATGGGACTAAATTATTATGGATATATGTATGGTAGTCAAGGTGGGTCTAAAAAGCCCAAATTAAAAATAACTTATGTCAAGTAAAGGAAGGTAATGACGTGATGGAAAATTGGACAGATTTAGTTGTAGCAATTGCAGCTTTAGCAATTCCTGTAGTTTTTGGATATATTACTAAGAAATTTGCAGGTAATCAAAAGGCGTTGGACTTAATTAAAGCTATTGAACCATTAGCAAAAGATGCTGTAGTCATGGCGGAGAAATTAGGTTTAGACGAAAAATTAACTGGTGCAATGAAACAAAATAAAGCTGTTGAGTATGTAATGAATGGACTGGCAGCGCTTGGGTTTGATAATGCCGATGCAGAAATTATTCGTAACGCTGTTGAAAAGGCATTCATGGAAGCTCAAGAACAACTGCATAGTGTATATGGTGATAAGTAAGGTACACTGATGTAATAAAGGAGGTAAATATTTTGGAAGAGGTACAAAATGAAATTCAAGAAAAGTATGGCGGTAGCACTTATCGCCCTTGGTGTTGGATTAGGAGCAAGTGCAGTACAGAATGATAATGTGCAAGCTGCCAATACTCGTGATTTAGTGATTGACGTATCTAGCTATCAGGATTCTACTGTATCTTATATGCAATCTTATAAGAATCGTGGTGTTAAAGGTGTTATCGCTAAATTGGGTGGTCATGGTGGTGGCGAAGGCTATCACTACCAAAACCCAAAGGCTGCTGCACAATTGGCGGCTGCATCTAAAATTGGATTAAGAGTTGGCGGTTATTTCTGGGGACAATTTGGTGGTTCTAGTTATGATGCTAAACTATCAGCTCAAATGGCTGTTAATGATGCAAAGCGTGTCGGTCTAAAACAAGGATCACTAATTGCTTTAGACTATGAATTAGGAGCATCTGGTAATTCTAGTGCAAACACTAATGCTATTGCAACATTTGGTAATTATATTAAAGCAAATAACTATAAATTTGCATTGTACACTGGATCAAGCTATTTGAATAATTATATCAATACTAAAGAATACGGACAGAAGTTTGGTACATCGATTTGGATTGCTAATTATAAGACCATGAGCCTACAAACTGCTCCAGATTTTAATTGGTTCCCAAGTCATGATAATATTGCCATGTGGCAGTTCGGATCTAACTTCTATGGTATCGATGGTAGTGTTGATTTAGTTGGATTAATGGGTAAAGGTGATGTTAAAAACAATACACCTGTTAAACCAACAACGCCTAACAATAGTAATCAAACGAATGCCAAGAATACGACTTACAAGGTTGTATCTGGTGACAGCTGGTGGGGAATCGCTAACCGAGTTGGCTTAGATATGTATACACTCGCCAAGCTGAATGGCAAAACAATTAACAGTGTTATTTATCCAGGACAAACATTGAAGATCAAAGGTACAATTAAGAATAACGCTAAGCCTGTTACTAAGCCAGCTAAGAGTACGCCAAAGCAATCATCTAACACCTACTATACAGTACGTTCTGGTGACTTTGCCTCCACGATTGCACAACGTTATGGAATCACAACTGGTCAATTACAAAGTTGGAATGGCATTGCGAATATCAACTTGATCTACCCAGGTCAGAGATTAATTGTTAAGAAGGGTACAGTTTCTTATAAGCCAGCACAGACTAATGTTGGGCGCTATCGTGTCGTTCAGAATGGCGATACTTTATCTGGTATTTCATATTTAACTGGATATTCACAGAATTATCTTGCTCAAAAGAATGGCATTACAAATCGTAATTTCTTGCATATTGGACAAAGAATCTATTATTAAAGATTTAAGCTAGGCAGAAATGCCTAGTGTACATAATAATGACAAGACTTTGCAAGGCGCTTGAAAGTATGCAGATGTATAAGAATGACATGTAAAAGATGCAAAAAGTAGACAAAATGATTTAAAAGCAGAACATATTGTGCTATTATAGGATTGTAAAGAAAAAGAGCCAACATACTGGTAATATGTTGACCCCTTAGTTGATGATAGTGGTACTGTCTCAACAACATATCATATATAATAACAGTCGTTAAGAACCGTACGCACACGGTTCTTTTTTTGTGACCGACTAGAATATTATACTAAAACATATAACAGTTCCTATGAGTAATGAAGCCACGATTGCATATTGTAGTCCTGTTGGTAATCCATGCAGAGCTTCTATACAATGTGCGATTCCATCAAACACATTTCTGTTTTTAGGTTCCAGTTATATTCACATCCTACCCAACACACCTTGCGATGGATTAAGCAGAACATCACAGTTATATAAACCTTGCATAGAGGCGCTGCTATAGTTATCCATAGAATCCCTCGTTCCTTTAATTGAACAGTGAAATAGAGAGACAGCACCCTTCACATCAACTATAATCATTATAGCACAAATTAAATTGTAAATTGATTTTTTACAAAAGTATCTTTGCATCTTCAAAAGAAAAGTATTGACGCTAGTTAATAATTGTTGTAGTATAGATATATGCGATAAATGAGGAGGCGAAAAATTGGAAGCCAAAGAGTTAAAAGAATATATCGCAGAAGATAGTTCTAGAATTGTTAATATTTTAGAAGCTGTGGGAATGCATGATATTTGGTTTTCTAAGCAAGACGAGATTCGTTGTGCTTTGCCAGATATGATAAACAAAACTGCTGTCCTTATTAAGATTGATCAAAATTTGTATTCAGCTGCTTATGAAATCGGATATGGTGGAGATTTAATTGGATTATTAGAAGAAGTTAAGGGTACAGATTTTAAGACAACCGTAAATTTTATTCACTCTGTTCTAGGACTATCTAATAAACGTGGTGAAAAGAAGCTTGATCCCCTAAAACTACTAAGGCGGTTTGTTACTGGTAAATCATTACATGATCCAAGTCCAAATAGATTATATGATGAAAGTGTCTTAAATAAATTTATCATGTTACCGCACAAGAATATTCTTGAAGAGGGAATATCTCCCGAAGTAACAGAACAATTTAAGATATGCTATGATCCAGAACAAAGTAGAATTATCTTCCCACATTTTGATTGGGAAAAGTCAGACAAAGTTGTGGGAATTAAAGGAAGAACGACATTATCTGATGAAGAAATAGAGCTGATTGGTGTTCCTAAGTATTGGAATTATATTAATGGATATCAGAAGACAGAAAATCTATATGGCTGGAATTTAGCAAAAGAAAATGTGGATAAAACCAGAGTTTTAATATTATTTGAAGGTGAGAAGTCAGTGCTCAAACAGTCCACTATGAATGGCGATAAGAGCAATTCTGTGGCTTTGGGTGGGCATACGTTGTCAGAGGATCAAGTCTCCTTTATACTGAAAAATACACCTATTGACTGTGAAATAGTCATAGCATTTGATAAAGATGTTATGGAACAAAAAGATTATTTGAAAGAACAAGCGGAGAGATTCCTACCATATAGAAAAGCTAGTTATATTTATGATAAATTTGGGATTCTTGGAGAAAAAGATTCGCCAATTGATAAAGGGTACAAAATCTGGAATTACCTATTAAAATATCGCATTCCAGTTACAAACAAATAGAAAGAAGGAAAGTAACGACGTGCGTTTAAATTGGAAACAAAAAGAAGCATTAAAAAAGAAATATGATGTAGACCGTATTTGGTCTTTTTCTATGATCAACAGTTTTCATAACTGTCCGTGGGAATATAAGATGAAATATATCGATCATGAAAAGGTGAATACAGATAATGTTTATACAATCTTTGGTACAGAATGTCATGATACTATTCAGGGTTATTATGAGGGCAAATTAACATACGATGATATGAAGAAAGAATGGGAATCGTTTGTTGATAAATGGGCAGCAGATCCAGCATCATATCATTTTGATAATGACAAAATCAAAGCAGGTTATTTGAATAACATTTCGCATTATTTTGAACATACTGATGTCATTAAAGACGCAGATGTGAAAAATGAATTACCTGTTTTGATTGTTTTAACAGATGATAATGGTAAGAAATTTGTGTTTATTGGATATGTCGATTCACGATTCAAAACAAAAGATGGTAAACGCATCTTAGTTGATTATAAATCATCGAGTAAGTCTGGCTTCAGTAAATCAAAATTACCAGAGAAATCAATGCAATTGATGTTATATGCTATGGGATTTCATCAACAAAATAATTTAGATTATGATGACATCGAATGCAAATTCGATATGATGAAATATTGTACAGTACATTTCCTACAAGAAAACGGTAAATGGAAAACATCTATCCAAGAGCGTTCTAAATGGGTGGAAAAGATGGAGAAAAAATTACAGACCAAATTGAAAAAGCTTGGGTATGACACAGTAGATTCTACTCTTATGATTCAAGAAGCAATAGTACAAAATAACCTAGAAAATATGCCTCAAAAAATTAAGGAAGAATTCTATATTACTAATTATTTCATTAATATTAATGTAAATACTAATAGTGTAAATGAAGTAGCATCGCAAGTGATTGACAGGTGTCATGAGATTCTGGATTTTGAGAATATTGAAGACCTAGAAAGCTATTTGGAGATACATTATCCATATGATCCAGATAATTATTACTGCAACAAACTCTGTGCTTATCACTCTACGAACAAGTTTAAAGAAGAAAATGCTATTTTGGGTGAATTAGAACCAGAACAAGATTTAGATGCATTATTGGGAGATAATAATCTCTCTGTAGACAATGAAAGTAAAAATAGTATTGACGCAGAAAAAAAGAGGTGGTTAGATGAGAATGACTTATAAATTAGAATTAAAGCTCAATAAGGAACAGCAAAAACTTATAAATTCCTACATTGGTGTCAGTCGTTGGGTGTACAATAAATTCCTTGAAATTAATAATAATAATTATGATAAAAATGCTGATATTAAATATATGGATGCATATGCTTTTTCTAAATGGTTCAATAACGAATACCTTAAACAACATCCGAAAGATCTATGGATAAAAGAATATTACGCCAAACATGTAAAACAAGCTATGATTGATGCTGACATTAATATGAAAGCTTTTTTCAGGCATGAAAGAGGAAGACCTAAATTTAGAAGTTTTAAAAAGCATCAGGGGTCTTATTATTTTTGCTCAGATAATAGACAACATAACATCAAACGTGATGATTATAAGATAAAGTTACCTAAAATTGGTTTTGTCAAATATAAAGAAAGAGGATATATTCCAATAGGTGATGAATTCAGAATTGTTTCTGGTAGAATCAAAGAACGTGCAGGGAGGTATTATTTAACCGCTTTGGTTGAACAACCAGATTTTAAAAAAATAGAGCTTATTGGTGAGTCCATTGGAATAGATTTAGGTATTAAAGACTTTGCTATTTTAAATAATGGCGTAGTTTACAAGAATCTTAATAAGTCAATTAGAATTAGAAAGTTCAGAAAACAATTAAGAAGGTTACAAAGGAAACAGTCTCGTCAATATCAAGATTATAAACGACGACTTAGGGCGAATAATTACGAGAAAAGAGCTACTACTGACTTTAATCTAGCGAAAACACAAAATAAGATTCTTAGACTCAATAGTAGAATCACCAATATCCTAAATGATTACCAGAATAAAATTATTGCCGATGTGGTGAGAACCAAGCCACAATTTGTTGCAATTGAAGATTTAGACATTAGTGGAATGGTTAAAAATCATCATTTGGCTAGACAAGTACAACAACAAAAGTTTTACAGATTTAGAACCAGATTAGTATACAAATGTCAATGGTTAGGAATACCAGTACATCTAGTAGACAGATTCTATCCCAGTTCTAAAACGTGTTCTCAGTGTGGTTTTTATAATGAAAAGTTTAGAAAGATGAATCAAAAGTTCTTGAATATTAGAGCATGGGATTGTCCAAATTGTGGATCTCACCTAGATAGAGATATTAACGCTAGTGAAAACATCTGTATTACTTCTAAATTCAAATTAGCTTATTAAAATACTATTTGAATATGTACCGATGGCTAGTCGGAAATTTACGCTTGTGGATTGTTATATAAACTCAAGTAGCTGTTAATAATTTAATAGTAGAACGGGGACAGGAAGAAGCAAGAAAAGAAATAAATTTATATTTCTTATAGCAATATAGTAATCAAGTTGAATTATTAAAGTTAATTATAAGTAGGAGGTTATACGAGTATGAAAAAGTGGGTCAGTCTTCATCAACATACTGACGAGTCTAATGCTGGTGGATATTTTGAAGTTGTTACCCAGTATACCGATTATATCAATTATGCCAAAGAGCATGATCTACCAGCAGTAGCATTCACCAATCATGGGAATGTAGCACGTTGGATTAAACATAAGCTTGGTGTTGAAGAAGCTGGAATGAAATACATCCATGGCATTGAAGCATATGTGACTATGAGATTAGAAGATAAAAATCGTGGCTTCCATACAATTTTGATTGCTAAGAATTGGGAAGGCGTTAAAGAAATAAATAAGCTATCATCTGCATCATTCAATCGTGATGATGGACATTATTATTTCAAGCCACGAATTCTATTTAGTGAGTTAGAAAATACAAGCGATAACATTTTTGTTACAACATCATGTTTGGCTGGTGCATTGAATCAATTACGCCCACATTATGATCACCAATCTGACAAGCAAATTGATGGTGACGAAAATGATCTCCAGAAGTGGATTGATTTCATTGTTCAGAATAAGAGTCGGGTATTCCTAGAAGTACAACCTCATAATGAACTTGATCAAGCAGAATATAATCAGTTTTTGATTAACTTGTCAGAAAAGTATGGACTAAGATTAATAGCTGCGAATGATATTCATGCATTGAATAAACGTCATAATGATATCCGATTAATTATTAAAAAGGGTAAAGCTAATAATTACAGTAATGACGATAGTTTTGAATTGTGGTGTAAAGATTACGATGAAATGTTGGAGTCATTCAAGAAACAAGGAGTATTAACTAGAGAACAAGCCGAAAGTGCTTTGGACTTAACTATGGAAATTGTAGACCAAATTGAAGAGTTTGGTCTTGATCGTAGTCATAAATATCCTCAATTGCACAAGAATCCAGAAAAAGAATTTCAAAAAGATATTATAGAAGGGCTAAAGAAACGTGGAATATTAGATAAACCCAAAGATGAGCAAAAAGTTTATCTCGATAGAGTAAAACATGAGTATAAAGTCTACAAGCATAATGGTGCAATTAACTATATGTTAGCTGATAAAGCAATGTGTGACGAGGCTAGAAGTCAAAGCATACCAATTAATTATGGCCGTGGATCGGTTTCTGGGTCTTTAATAGCATATTTAATTGGTAGTACAGAAATGGACAGTATTAAATATCATTTAAATTTTGAAAGGTTTATGAACCCTGAACGTGTTAACCTAGCGGATTAACTCAACAGTCCCTCGTAGGAGTGATCCTACCCGAAAACCTCTTGAACCCAATGGAACGGGGTGTGTAGATTAAATTCTATGCTAACAGTAGAAATCCTTATACAAGGACAATATCTGTGCCAAGCCTATTTATAGGAAGGTCGAACGACTATCGAAAGACAGTATTATTGCTGAATCAAGTAGAGTAGAGCAAACAGAAATACCAATTTGCTCAAAGCGAGAGGCTCTCACATAGTGAGATGATAAGATAGTCTACTCCGAACACGCATTATGTGTTATTGAAAATATCTGGTAACAGACGGTATCGAGGATTGATCACGATTTCAGCGGTGAAGATAAACTTACAATGCAAAAATGGCTATTAACCAATCCACAATTACACGCAGCTTCTATTATGACAGCTAACACATATGGCTTGAAAGGTGCAATTAAAGCAATTGCGGATGGTTTAGATAAATACAAAGGACAACCAGCATATATTCAAAGTATTCGCAATCAAATTGATGACGATGGAAATTATCCAGATGAGCTATATCAAGAACATAAACAACTCTTTGATATGGCAAAGGAAATAGTTGGTACTATTGATTCATTTGGAAGACATGCAGCTGGTATTGTTTTGAACACAGATCCAATTGATGATGTAATGGGAACACAAACAGTTAAGGGGTGGCCATATCCCACGAGTCAAGTCGCAATGAAGGAAATTGATTATTGTAATTGGACTAAATTTGATGTCTTGGGACTAGATAATATTGGACTAATTTCAAAGACGTGTGATTTAGCTGAACTACCATTCTTAACACCAGATTCAACTGATATTGTTGATTTTGAAGATGAAAAAGTATGGAAATCAATGCGAGAATCTAATATTGGTATTTTCCAATTTGAAGGTGATCGTGCTGGGAAAATATTAAAAGACTTGTTTTCTGATGAAACATTGAGTAAAATAAGAACAGATGTTCCGAACGTGCGTTTGATTGATTTATTATCTTTAGCTAATGCAGCTCAAAGACCATCGGGTGCAAGTTATGTTCAAGCTGTTACAGAAGGAATATCAAAAGATAATGGCTCAAAAGTATTAAATGATTTCTTAGCACCGACTCTTGGTTATATGGTATATCAAGAAGACGAGACCAGGTTCCTTCATGAAATGTGCGGATGGTCAGAAAGTCATGCGGATGTGATAAGAAAAGGTTTGGCCAAAAAAATGCCAAGCATTATGGATGAAGAAGTTCCTAAGATCAAACCAGCGTTTATTAGAACTATGGTCGAGAAGTATGGTGAAGATAAAGAACATACTGAGCAGATTGCAGATGACTTCATCCAAGTGTTCATGGATTCTGTTAATTATGGTTTCTCTATTAACCACTCGATGGCTTATTCATATATTGGATATATTGCTACATGGTTACGATATTATTATCCATTGGAATTCTGTACAGCTGCATTTGAGATTTGGAAAGATGACCAAGAAAAAATCAATAAGATTAAGTCTTTTGCATCATCTCATGGAATTACAATTAATCCAGCTAAGTTTAGGAAATCTCGTGGATTGTATTATATGGACAAAGAGCACAATGCGATTTATGAAGGAACAGCTCCTATTAAAGGGAACAATGCTCAAGTAGGTGATGATCTATACACATTACGTAATAAAGAATTTGGCTCATTTACAGATTTGCTAATGGAGATTTACGACAACAGTTATATCACACATAATTCACAAAATATTCCAGTAGTTAATTTGTTTAAGCAATTTGACTTAGATCATATTAAACAATTAGACAAGAATATTAAGAAAAGTGATGACGTGTCCTATACGTTCGAACGTAAATTAACCAGTATTAACAAGTCAAAAATTGTTAGTTTGATTGAACTAGGTTTCTTCGATGAATTTGGTGGGTCTAAGAAATTAGACGATGTGTTTGCCAATTTTGACAAGAATTACAAACCACGTAATAAAACATTGGCTAATAAGTTTAAGAAATATCATGAGTGTTTAGAGTATGAACAAAGTCATGAAGACAATAGCTTTGGTACTTTAGATATGCTTAATAATGAAATGAAATATTTAGGAACATGTAGGACTTCTGATGAACGTATGCCGGCTAAATATGCTTATGTAACTAGCTTAAAAGTATTATCTAATAAGATACGTGTAACATTATACTCAATCAAGTATGGAAAGATGACAGATGCTTTCGTTGGAAAGAGGAACTGGAATAGCGCCAAATTTCAAGAAGGTAGTTTGATTACCATTGAGAACAGCAAGGTAAAACCCAAGATTGTTCTTCAAGATGGTAAATGGGGAAAGTCGCCTACAGAAAAGGAAATGTGGGTTGATCAATATAAAGTGCTACAAACAAATTAAATAAGATAGAAGTTTAGGGAGGACAATATTATGAATCATGTAGGTTATGGATCAATGGATTTTGGAATCGAGGCATTAGGGGCAATACCAAACAGTGATTTAGCAGATAAACAAAAAATGGTAGAACTATTTTATGAGGATGCAGCTGCTATAACATTAAATCAGAATATGGATCAATTTAAGGCTGCATATGGTCAATACAAAGATGCATTTATAAATGTTCAAAGAATGATTCAAGAAGAGCTTCACACAGACAATTTAGTATTATTACAGTGGTGTCAAAGCACTAAAGGTGTTAAAGGTGTTGAATTCATTGTTACTGATGAATATTGGGACAATGAACCTTATATGATAGATTTAGACGAAAGTAGTCTTGATTTAGAATATCTACTAGATTCATATGTAAATGTTATGTACACTGATGATTATTTAATTAGCACAATGGAAAATTGGGAGGATAAGTAATGGACGAACGAGTAATTGAAATTAAAGATATTTTTGATAAGATTAGTAATACCCCTGGTAAGAACGACAAAATTGCCATTATTAAAGAGAATGCAGACAATGAATTGTTTGTTAAAACACTTAAATTTGTATATGACGAGTTCATTCATACAGGTTTGAGTGATAAGAAGATTAATCAAGAAACTACTTTACTTGATGATTTCATATACCATGATGGAACATATAACTTTGAACAAATCATGCGTTATCTTAAATTACACAACACGGGGCGCTATGAAGATGTGGTAATTGTACAAGATTATATCAATGCATTTGAAGATGAAAATATACAAGAATTTTTGAAGAAAGTCTTCACTAATAATCTTAAAGTTGGTATTACAGCAAAATCAATTAACAAAGCATTGGGCAAAGGTACCATTCGTGAATTTGGATGTCAATTAGCACACCCTTTAAGCAGATACTCTAAAAAGCTTAATGGAAAGTCGTTTGTATTGACGCAGAAACTAGATGGACATCGTTCAGTATGTATTGTTAAATTTGCCGATGGTGTTGGTACAGCACAATTCTTTACACGTAAAGGTCTAGAAATTAATGGACTTGGTAGTCAAGAGGAAGAAGCTATTGACGTGGCTAAACAGTTATCATTGTGTTATGGGACACCTACTCAAAGTATGGTGTTAGATGGCGAGTTGCTACTTTCAAATGATTATGATTTAGCTACAGAAGACCTATTTAGAGAAACTGGTAAGATCTTACGTTCAGATAGCGCTGATAAATCAAACATCACCTATAATGTGTTTGACGCATTGCCTTTATCTGAGTTTGAACAGGGTGAATCTAAAATGCCATTTACACAACGTAAGCAATTATTAGCTAACGCTTTTGTACAAGCTCAATTAGATTACGAATTAACTAGGTTATTCATGGTTCAGAATTTATACGAAGGACGAGACCAATCAATGATTACTAAGTTACAAGATGAATTAGTTAAACCCAACGGATGGGAAGGATTAATGGCTAACTTATCAGATGGTAAATATGTAACAAAGCGTACTAATGATTTGTTAAAGATTAAGAAGTTTTATAATGCCGATGTTCTAGTTACAGATGTATTTGAGGGTACTGGCAAGAATGCTGGAACACTTGGTGGAATTCACATTGATTACAAAGGTAATGACGTAAAAGTAGGATCGGGTTTTACTGATGAAGAACGAGATTACTTCTGGGAGCACCCAGATGAAATTGTAGGACATATCATTGACTGCCAGTATTTTGAAGAATCTAAATCGACAGGGACTGAAAATGATTTAAATTCTAAGGGACTACCAGTTATCAGTCTCAGATTCCCTACGTACAAAGCTTTACGTGAAGATAAGACCATTGACGATATCAGCTACGAAGTTTAATTGGTAAATTTAGTAGAAAAGTATTGACGTTAAATAATAAATGGTGTATATTAAGAGAGTGGTCATTAGGTTGACTGCTCTTTTCTTTATATAAGGAGGTATTTTACTTATAGGGGACAAGAAAATATGAACCAAGCAGGCGGTTATTTTGGCAAGAAAGTCGAATATAAAGGCTATAAATTTGATAGCACCAAGGAAGCAGATTTCTTTAGACACTTCATCGAAGATACTGGTTTAAAGTATAAAGTTCATCCCAGTTTTGAATTGATACCAAAGTTTGAAGTATATGATGGACTGTTAAGTATCAGATCAATGAAATATACACCAGACTTCGTTATCTATGACGAACAAGAAAATCTAAAACATGTGTTAGACATTAAGAATTCATTCAAGGCACCATATGGAATTGATACAGCGGCAAGTAATAGATTCAAGTTGTTCGCTAAAAAATATCAAATTCCAGTTGAAGTAATTGTTCCTAGAACACATGACTTTAGGATGAAGGTAGTCGGTACCACAAAGAAATTTGAGCCAATTATATTAGATGATCTTGGATATGACCTACGTGCGGTGATCGAAAGTCATTACGAGTAATGCTCGTTTTGACCTACATAATTAAGGAGGTGAAATAAAAATGGCAGTACAAAACGCAACACAATATAAGGTAACAAAACACGCACAACAAAGATTAAAAGAACGCTTTGCTATCTATGGTAACGTTCTACAACCGTGGATCATTCAGTTTTTAAACACATGTAATTATGTGGAAAAGGGTAAAGAAGACAATACAGAAGTTCTTGCTAAAGACGATGTAACTATGATCGTTAATACTAAGAATAAAACAATCATTACATGCTGGGCAGAAGACCATGAGAATGTAAATATGAACAGCGGAGTAAAGGTTAACCCTGAACTGCAATCATTTATCAATGATAGTCTGAATAAATATTTGCACAATAAATTGAAGGTATTAAAAGATAATTTGATGGAGCCAGATAAAGCATTACGTAGTGCGATGAAAGCATTTAAGAGTTCTCCAAATGAAGAACATTATTCTGATTTAGTATTTGCATTAAATGAAATTGATGAACAGATCGGTAAATACAGGTTACAAGAACAAGAAGCTAAGAACTTCGGATAAGTAAAAGTTAAATTTTACTAATATTTTTGGCTTTCAAAAGCCTATTATATCAAGGTTTATAAGGGGTGAATATTATGAAATTAGGTAAAACAGTATATTGTGCTATTTTTAATCCAATGGATGGCTATGATATTGACGGAGTATTTACGAATGAAGAAGCATGTTGGCAATATATTGAAGATTGCATGTTAACACCAGCGGAAGAATTAGAACGTGGTGAAGACTACGATATTCAAGTGACTAAATTGTATGAATAGAAAACTAATGACGTTTAGATAAAGGAG